TATGACGAGAATGGTAATATAATGCAGTATGAGACAGATGAAGAAGGAAACGTACTACCAGAGGACAAGCAGAGTACTAAGGCGTTGTAGAATATGATTATATAGAGTTATCAGTTAGTAGTATCAGATAGCAAGAATATGGCAGAAACTAGAGCTTCTATTGATACTCTTACTAAGTTACTTTAGAAAGATATTCTACCTCTTATACAGCCTTCTGTTAAAGAGGAAGCTTTGCCAATGTATGAACTATTGCCTTCATTTCAACTTGCTCGTAAAGAGGAATATACAGGTGGTAAAGCAGGTATCGCTCCGTTTGCGCTTAATTCTACTAATCACTGTTTAACTCAATTAGTACATCTATAGATGATATATACTAAAGGTAATCCTTATGGTTTAGGAACTATAGATGCTATCAGAGGTAGAGATGGTTTTAGAATACTAGACTGGTTATCAGCAATGATTAATGCACATGTAGACGTTGCTAAAGATCCGTACATCATGGCTCTGAATGTAAATCAAGTTACTTATAACATGACTAACTTACTGTTACGTGGTGGTATGGGTAAGACTACGTTCTATTTCTTAGCACAGCCTATATTGAAAGAATTTGCTGATTCTATGATTGCTAATAAGGGTGTATATGGTGTTACTACTTAGACTGAAAATCAGGTAGTTGCTACTTTATATGACAAGTACTTTAAACAATACAAGTCATATATAGATTCTTTAGATAATAATGACCCTACTAAGTATGATCATATTAAGAAGTATAATAGTATAGCAGATGAAGTAGGTATAGATTTAATATACGACAAAACTAAATTTGTACACGATAGAAGTACTGTGTTCAATGATAGTAGTCTTATCAACGGTCTAACCACTAAAGATCCTTATACTTAGTTAATCGTTCTTAAAGCTTATAATGAGCTTAATAATGATGCTAAGAGATTAAGTGAATTGGTACATCGTTCTTAGATTGATACTAAGAAATTTGGCAATACTCTTGCTCAGTAGATGAACTTCAGAAATTCATATGAGACGTTCATATATGATAATGCAGAATACTTCGTTATTGAAGGATAGGAATTTGATGAAAAGAATCCTCAAGAAGCTCTACGTACTTATTTTGGTAAAACATTCTTAAGTACTAAGTTACATCATGGTACTTCGTTACCCCGTAAATTATTGCGTTCTTAGGCATTCCCTGCAACTTAGGTATTCCAGAATATCTTCACATCAGCAATGGGTATATTTGGTCAAAGAAAGGATATTGTATATAATAATGGACAAGAGGCAATAGCTTATAAGCATATAGGAGATAAGAAATTCGTAAACAGATTCTCTTCCTATATCGACTCTATTATTAGAGCAAGACTGTCTAGAGACTTACCCGCATTACATGCTACTGATGAAGAATTAGTAGGGATGCTATATGGCGAAGATAGTATGTGTAAAAGGTTAACTGGCATCAAGTAGTACATAATGGAGAACAAAGATAGATTCCCGTCGTTAATTGGTCAAGATGGTTACATACGTAATCAGTTACTTAATTATTTACAGGAATATCAAGCTGATGGTACAGTATAGTTAATAGACCGTATTGTATTATCTGATTCTTCATTAAGTAATGACTATGAAACTGAGAATCAATTAGTATCTGCTTTTGCTGAATTACTTGAGTCTGATGATCCTATAGTTAGAGAATTTGCTAATGACTTAGCTAAGTATGCATACTTAACTTCTTATGATGAAAGAGGTAGTAATAACTTCTTTAATCTTGTTCCTAATAAGTGGAAAGAAGAAAATGGTTATGTAAACGTTATTAAAGAAGGTTTAAAGTCATTTAAGAGTTCCTCTAATCAAGCTGCTTATGCTTCTATTGCTGAAGAGAATGATAATGCTGAAGCTTTGTATTTCCCTTCTATCAATATTACTATTGCACGTAACTTGTGGTAGGATGATAGTGTAGTTCAACCATTTGAAATAAATGCGGAAAAAGGGGATAAAGTATTACATCGTACTTCTGAAAGAGGAAGAGTAAGAACTACCTTGAAAACAGATTTATTTGCTACTTCGCGTTCTAAGAAAGAATTCATTAAAGTAGTAAATGGAGCTGGTACTTCTAAAGTAACAGAACTATATAGAAAAGTAGGTCAAGTTTCTTATATTAATGAAGAAGGTGAAACTGTAGGAAGAGGTACTAAGTATATATATCAAAGAATACCTAAATTAGGTGTTATTGATAATGGATTTAGAGTTATGGAATTCTAGAAACATAGCTTAGAACCTTCTGCATTTGAAGCAAACTCATTTAATTATAATGCATTACTGACTGAAGGTGAAATTGAAGCATTAGCGTTAAAGGCTATTAAAGATCCTAAAGCTGGTTCTGGTTTTACTAAACAGTTCTTCCCTGGAGAAATAAATTCTATTAAAGCAAGAATAGAATAGGATGTAAAGGAAATAGCAGGTACAGAGGATGGAAATCCTGTTATGGATAATGTATCTAATATTGATGTTGAAGACGTAATTGTTCCAACAGAAGATGTTACTATTACTCCAGAAATGATGCAAGAAGCTACTGATTTTGTATATGGTACTATCGAAACAGAAGACTTTACTGCAATTGAGGCAATAGAAGATTTTATGCAACAAATAGAAGATGTAAGTCAATTGACTGAAGTATTTGAAGCCCAATCTGCTCCTGATATAGAAACTGTATCTGATACAGCACAGAATGAAAGTTTTGAAGATATGTCTGCATTAGCGGAATTGGGTAAGAAACGTAGAAAAGAATGTGAATAATTATGCAGTGTTTAAATTTAAAGAATAAAGAAGTTAAAGCAGCTTTTGATGAAGTAGCAAAGGTACTTAATAGTGAAGACGCTGCTTATTATGTCATATCTGAAAATAATGGTTATGCTATAGACTAGGATCCTGATGGATCTTAGTCTTAGCTATTCCAAGACCTATTATAGAAATATAATGGAGATAGAGATAAGGCTATAATTGAGAGAGCTAAAAGCTTTGATTATTTGTCAGCCGATATATAGACAAGAAACCTAAGTTTTGAAGAGTAGTTTTTATCTAGTACAGATGAAAATGCTAGATTTATAGAAGTATCTATTGATAATTTAAATAAGTATAACTTTAATACTAAGAAAGAATTAGATGATAGATTAAGAAGTATACGAAAGAATCTCGAACAAGGTCTTATATCTCGTCTTAATTCTATTGATGAAAAGGATCCAGCTAAGAGAACTGAATTAAAAGAACAAATCAAATATCAGATAAAGAATATATAGAATGGAGTTATAGAGGACATAAAAGTTATTATGGACTTTACTGACGAACTTAAGGATGATATTAGAACAGTGGCAAGAGAAGTAATAGATGCGTATAATAATCGTACTAATGCTTTATCTGACGAAAGATTAGTTTCTCTTAATAAGAACTACTTCGGATTCTACTGTAAATATGCAAATGAAGTGTATAATTCTTTAGTAGACTTATCAAGTTATAGTGATATTATAGGAACTAAAGAATATGATAAATTGATGTCAGACTTATCTATATGTAAATCTATTCTTGATGCCTGCTCTGATCATGTTAAGCGCATGTAGGTATAGAATGCCAGAGAGATTATGCTTAACAATGGTATCTAGGTAGGTTCACCTACTATATATAATTACTTAGCTGAGAATACTAAGGAGACTAATAACGATATCTCTTCTATTACACGATGGTTTGGTGCAGGCGATAAGATTAATGATGAAGCTATCAAGACATTATTCAATATACTTCAAAATACTGAAAATACTATTAATAATAATACTTTTGTGAAAGCACACTCTTTATTAGAGAAATTAAAGGCTGCTGGTAACAATCAAAAAGTATTGTTTGAAGTAGATGATGAAGGTAAAACTACAGGCTATATAGTAAGAGAAAGGAATTACGGTAAATTTCAAAGAGACTATAAAAAGTTCTTAGAGGATACAAGGAAAGAATTAGGTTTACATCCTGGAGAATTAACTTTACCAGAGAATAGAGAATTACGTATTCAGTATAATCGTAAGCGTAATGAATGGCTTTCTAAGCATTGTGAGCGTAAATATACTAAAGAGTATTATGATATGTTTAATGCTCTTAGTGATGAAGCGTCTAATGCACGTGAAAATATTATGATTAAGATCCGAGACCTTACTAGTAAGTATAAGAATATAGATGGCATAATTCAGTATGAGAAGTTTACTGAAGAAGAGTGGAATAGGTTACAAGTCTTATTCTTAGAAAAGAAACAATTGGCAAGTAAGTATGACCTTATGGGTAATGAAAAGCCAGAAGGTTCTATTGAAAGACAAATAGCTGACGAACTTACTGAACTTAATGATAAGATAGCTAAAGGTCTTAAAATGAAGACTAATCTGGAAAAGTTTGAAGCAGTACGTAAATAGAAAGAACAAGAACTTAGCGATAAAGACTATAATAAGTGGTACGAAAGAAATACTCGTACAGTATATTCTGAAGAATTCTATGACTTATTATCTAAAGTAGATAGAACTAACTATGGAGAAAAGTATGAGGAATTAAACCGTCAAAAAAGGGAAATACTTAATGCTTTCAGAGATGATAAGACTGGCGAGATTAATACTAATCTTATGTCTAATCATGTTATGAACTTAATAAATAGATTAGATGCTCGAATGAGAGTTATTCGTAAGTCTAAGAAAACAAATAAGTAGAAAGCTGGTATTAAGTTTGAAGACATAGCTAAAATAGTTCCTACTGATAGATATAGAAGAGACTATGCAGAAGCAGCTATGCTTGATTAGGAAATGCCTGGTACTCTTCAAGATTTTGAGCTTAGACATACTTATAGAGATGCACAAGGTAGAGTACATCCTAAATCCTATTATACTAAGATTGTACCTAAAGATGATAAATATATAACTGTACAACCTTCAATGAATTTCTCTGAAATATCTGAAGAATCTCCTTTCTATAATAAGAACTTTGATAGAACTAATGATGAATACTATCAGCCTAAGATGTCTTTATATGATAACAGTAAGGCTTATAAAGCTGTGATGCAGAATAAAGAGCTTAAGGAATTACGCCAAGCTATTATAGATACTATGGAAGAGTCTAATAATAAATTAGATAATTTACATAATTTAAATAAGTATAAGTTGCCATAGATATCAGGCTCTTGGTATAAATTCTTAAAGGCTCATAATTATAATCCTTTTACTGCTACTAAAGATTATTTACTTGATAGTGTATCTGTTAAGGGAGATGATTAGGGTATGCAGAAGAAGGTTAGAACCGCACCTGATGGTACTTCTTTAGCTATGGTTCCATAGTACTTTATTAAAGACTTAGATGATCCTGCTACTATTTCTGCAGATATGGTTGGTTCTGTTATTCAATACTTTAAAATGGCTGAGAACTTTAAATAGAAATCAGCTATTAAAGCTAAAGTAGAAAACATTAAAGCCTTCTTAGGTCAAAGAAAGTATACTGGTTCTAATACTGGAGTAGCAGCTGCTGTTAAGAAATTCTTCAAATAGAAAATAGAACCTAAAGATGGAGATTAGACTAACATTTATTAGTTTGCGAAGAAGTTCATAGATATGAATGTATATGATGTTAAGCTTAACTCTATTACATTCTCTATTGGAGAAAGAGAGTATAACATTACTAAGTTATTTAATAACTTACGTATTTATGGTACTCTGCGAAACTTAGGTTTGAATTTTGCTTGTGCTTTTACTGGATTCTTTACAGCTTTGCATTCACATTTAGTAAATGCAATTACTGGTAGATATTATGATTTTTCTGATGCAGCAGCGGGTTTCAAGGACTTAGTATATGATACCTTTAAGTATGGCATTAATGCTGGCAATAAGCATTATAAGAGTCCTCAGATGGCAGCTATGGATTATTTTGAAGTAGGTTCTACATTAGAAAGTTTGTCAAGAAATACAAACCGTAATAGATGGCTCAACGTATTACAGAATGAGTGGGCATTTGGAATTTATTCTATGTCTGATTATTTCATTAAAGGACAAATTCTAAATTCTGTTATGTACAACTATAAAAATGTAAACGGTGTGTTTCTATCTAAAGAGGAATATTTCAACAAATATGGTAGAACAGAAGATACTAAGGATAATTGGAAGAAATACAAATCCTTTAAAGCTTCTATCAAATTTGTTAATGGAGAATTAAAAGCCATTGACCCTAAAGACCAATATGCTGTTAATAAAGCTAAATTTACTGTAGGTAATACGGCTAAGAATCTAGCCGCATCTGCAGATGGTTAGCTTACACCTTTATAGAAAGCACAATTTACTACTAATGTATTTGGTGCTATGTGTATGATGCATAGATAGTATATACCTATCATTATGCAAGAAAGATGGACAATGTCTAAATAGTGGGACTATACTTCTTAGAGATATGTAGAAGGACTATTAAGAACTCCATTAAGAATATTCTCTGAAATATACAAAGACAAAAAAGGTATAGATATTCTTACTACTTCTTTTAACCAACTTGTATTAAATAAAGGAATACAAGATGAGTTAACAAGAACTAATCTTAAAAAACTTAAAGTAGAATTATCTCTTATTCTTGCTATGTGGCCATTTATAGCCTATATTACAGGACAAGCCGCAGATGATGATAAGCGTAATAAATTATTAAACTTATTTGCTTATGTAATGGCAAGAACCTCTTTTGAATCAGGAGCTCCATATAAGCTTACAGATGTATATAGTACTATTAAAACTCCTACACCGTTATATAGCTTAATAGATAACTTTGGTGCAATTGTATCTTATCCTATAGAACAATTCTATGGATTATTTACAGATAAAAAAGATAAAAATAAAGTAATATCTAGAGGAGCATACAAAGGAGATACTCAACTAGAAAAAGCTTTCTGGTAGTCTACTCCATTTAAGAATGTTATAGAACTTAATGATATTCCAAGTAAACGAAGATACTACGATAAACAAATCGCAGGTAATTAAAAATAAAGCCAGGCTATTACACCTGGCTTTTTGTTGGCACTGTTCACATGCTTCACATTTTAAACAATCAAAAAAAGAATCACTTAAAAAATCTTTCCAAATAATACAAACTTTAATTAAAAATTGCTTACTTAAGAGTAAAGATCCATTTGTATAAATATCTTTATAAATGTCTATGTATTCCTTATCAAAAAGAGTAAGTACATAGGCATATTGTTTTGTTCCATTATAAAATACCAACCGTTTATTATAATAGAATCTATTCTGAGTAATCTCAGAGATAATATACTGATCATATAATCTATTATAGACTAATCCAATACTATTGTTATTAAGTATTAGCATATCTATAAAAGTATCAGTATTAAATACATGAGGATTTAGTTCAAAAAGGGCTGCGTATAATCGTAGCCCTTTATTGTATTTACTAAAATCTATCATGCTGCTTCATCAGTTACTTCGACTTTATCTTCAATTGTAGAATTATCTACTTCTTCAACTTTATTCTCATCAACTTCATCAGCCGGATTAGTAATGACACAACTATTTATTGTCATCTCAATATCCAAGTCTTCTACTGTCTTAGCCTGTAAGTTCTTCAATTCCATCATTCTCATAATATTTACGAGTATGTTCCCAATTGTTAGAACTGATATGATATGATATTTCTGTTAAAGCTTCTGATATTATGTCTTTACGCTTGAGTAACTCCTCTTCGTTAAACATATTAAATACTCTAACTTCATACTTACCATTTGTTTGTATAGCAATAATATATGCTTCTAAGTCATAATCATCTACGTTGAGATTTAACTCATTAAGCATATACCAGGTAATAGCACAAAGGTAAAAAGCTATTTGCCTATAATAATCAAACTCCTCTACGGAATGTTTGAAGTTATAAATATCACTTGTTGTTTTGAGGTCTATCAAAATAATTTTCTTATTAACGTGATCAAACATAACTCTATCTAATAAAGACTTACAGTCTATGTTCTTATATTGCCAGTTAATATGAAATTCATTATGACAGGTATATGTAGTCGGAACATTAAATAACAGTTTATTAGCTGCTACATGTTCTTGGAGATTTTGCTTAATTTGTTTAAGCATATTTAAGTCTGCAAAAGAAATTACTTTCTTTGTAGTACTTATTTGAAGATAGTTAATGTAGTCACTGTAAGTTTCTACAATCTTCTTAGCTTCGTTTTTCCTAATTTCTGCAGATTTTGTATTATTGTAAGAATTATTATATGCTTCTAATAATAATTTATCATCATCTGCTAAAGGATCTGTTAATTTATGTGAACTATAATATTCACATAAATCTCTTTGTTGTTTTACCTTTGGAACTTCAAAGTCTAATATCTCATAGTCTTTCCAAAATTCCTCAGGTTGAAGAATGTATTCATGTATCATAGTACCTTTTTCAAGAAACTTAGCACTCATACCTTCTTCTTTTCCATCTAACATATCACGAAGATATCTTGGACCTTTTTTAAGAAACCAACCTATTGCTGAATTTGAAATTCTAGTATTATCCTCATAATATGGAATTTCTATATTCATCATTCTTTACGATCTTCTTTTACGTATTTTTCAAATTTGTCTAAATACTCAAAACCTTCTTTGATTCTATTCATTGTACGAAAATTTATGAAAGCATTCTCAAAACATCCTTGTTTTAAGGCATTTTCAATATTCTCTTCTGCTTCTATTATATCCTGTTCCATTTCTATCTTTTTTATTTTTATATAAAGATCGAATTTACGAGACATAACTTTTTCGTCAATAAAATCTTTTGCTTTCTTAATTGCTTTCTGTATCAAGTTCATAATCTTCATCTGTTAAATTTTGCTCATCATCTATAATATCTCCAGTTACTGGTAGAGGAATCTCATCTTCTTTTATAGGAACAATGTCCTTATTAACATCAATAACTATAGGCTTAAAATTATCTTTTATGTTATACATATCATTCAATATAGAACAATTATGTCTATATTTATTATTTTCAATAAAAGAAGTTCCTTCATGCCAATGACCGTATAGATGATATTTTATATTTTTAGGTATAAGATAGTTTAATATACCATTATAATAGGGATTATCATGAGTAAGAAGTACATCTGTATCTTTTGGAATATTATCATAACAACAAATATTACTTTCCTCATTATAATCATCCTCAAACGCCCATCTTCCATTTTGGAACTTTATAGGACGTATAAAAGGGCAGCCATAGAACTTTATTCCTTCGTAAGTATATTCACTATTTATAAGAATTTCTAACTTACCATTAGTTCTAGCGCTTAAATCTTTACATAATTCTTCAAGATAACCTTTTTTATAAGCATCTTCAAGGAAAAAATCATGATTTCCAGGAGTAATAATTACCTTTTTACAAGGTAATCTATTAACCCAACTAGTAAATCTATTATACCACCAATGTCTAGACTGTTCAATTGAACGTTGTTCAACTAATCCTACTATATCTCCGCAGATACATAGTACATCACACTCTGGTATATCAATAAAATTACCATGTAAATCACTTAAACCACATACTTTCATAATATTAGAAAAGGCTAGTATTTCTACTAGCCTTATTTTTTTAGTTACAATAGCACACATTTATCTTGTGTAGACTTTCATCCTCCTCGTATTCTTCGTCATCATCATACAACCAATCATCATCATCTTCATCTTCTTCATCTTCTTCATCTGGTGTTTCTCCGATTATATTCTTTTTACCTTTCTTAGAGGAAATATTCATATCGTTAAATATCTCTTCATTAGAAAGTTCAGGGAATAAGAGTTTTTCATCGATAAATGATAAGATATTATCAATAGATAATAGACCAAAGTTATTTACAATAAATGTATAAGTATCTTCAATCTTATCTTCTGCAATACCTTTGTCTCGTAAGATTTCACGTAAGAATCGAGCATTATCGTTTGCTTCAAAGTGTCTAATATAACGTACACGTGAACAACGATCTTTCAGATAGTCATTTACTCTATCTTCGTTATTACAAGTAAACAGAACTAATTTCTTAGCATTAGTCTGTACACCATCAAGCCATCCTAACAAATTTTCTGTATCCCAGTGTTTATCTACCTCATCAAAGATAATTGTAACAGGGGTTTCGAACTTACGGAAGAAATCGTTAATACGACCTGTAGGATAATCCTCATCTACTACAATAATAGGCAGATTAGAATTTTTGGCTATAACTTTAGCCATAACGGTTTTGCCAGTACCTTTAATGCCACTAAGCATTACTCCAGTAGACAATTTACTTGTTTTCTGGAAATACGTATTTACACGTTTGATGAAAATATCATCACTCTTTGTTGTATATACTTTGGCTGGGAGACTAAGTGAACCATCTTCTTCAAAATAGGACATTCCGTTGTAACGGTCCCATTTCAAATTATATACTTTACCATTTATCAAGTTATAATCAAGACCTGTAGGTTTATTGACAATTCGTTCTCCAACTTTTATAAATTCTGACATAATCTGTTAATTTTTGGTTTTTAATTCATCGATCATAGCATCGACTTGTTTTTGGTTTCTAACTAAATATAGTTTATAGTTAGAATTACTCTTCATTAGAGTATACTTAAAGATTTTCCAACGTAAAGGGAATGAATCTCCAATGAGTCCTTTACATTCAATTATAAAGTCTTTACCTATAAAATCAGGTAAGTAAGTCATAGCTCTTACTTTCTCTCCATTATATTCGAACTTAGGTATTAACTCAAAGTGAGTTGACTCATATTCAGCTGGAATTTTAGCTTCTTTGAGTTTTTTGTATGTATAGGTTTCAAGTTTGCTCCTAAATCTAATTCCATCATAGATATTAGGCTGTGCATTCTTTACTTTTCCCTATTTCTTGGTTTTCTTGCTTTTTAATTTCGCCATATAACCATTCTTTTATTTCTTCGAAACTGTTTGTTTTTATTGCATCAGATATATCTTTTGCATTATACTTTTTATGTACAAACATTGCTTCTAAGCCCATTTTAAGGCTTATTTTACGACTATATCTTACTCCTGCTGGGTCTCTATCAAACAGGATTATAATGCGCTTAAAACGCTTCTTAAGATCCTCTAATATATCATTAGGAATAAAAGTACTTTCAGATGAAGGAGATATTGCAGGTATTCCCATCTCATAAAGGCACATTACATCTTTCATACTCTTAGTTATAAATAATACATCTCCTTTTTTAGGTAATTGAGCATAACCTTGAATGTCATATTCAGTTAAGTTGTTACGCCACTTTGTATATTTATCTGCTAATGGTCTATAAATTTTAAAGTTATTGTATACTTTATAAGCATACATAGGATTTTCAGGTTTATAAATACCTTTTACAATACCATTGCATAAATAGTATTTAATACTATTAACATTAAATTTCTTTAATGTTTCCTTAGATATATTAAATTGTTGCCAGTAATTTATATCAGTTGAAGTAAAGTCCTGGCGTACTACTCCAATAACAGTATCTGTAGATGGAGTATACTGCTTACTATTATCTAAAGTAGTATCAGGAGTAATATGTAATTGTTTAATAATATCTTTAAGAATATCATTATAATTTGTTATTCCTGTAAATAAGGACACAAACTTAATTACATTTCCACATTCTCCTGTACCGTGATCTTTAAATAATAGCTGCTTTGTTCGCTTACTATAATAAACTCCAAAAGAAGGGTTTTTATCCTTACGAAATGGACTATTATAGATAGCTCCTACTTTGAATTGCCCTAAGTAATGAGCATATATGTCGTATTCGGTTACCTTAGATAATATATAATCTAAAGTAATACATTCTGTGGGTTTCTTTACCCTTCTTTTATCATACATATCCTGTACGCGTTAGTGTGGGAGAGGATGGATTCGAACCATACCACACGCTATCCCCATTCGGCGACCTGTACTACCTATTACAGTTAACGCATCTCCCGTATATCCTATAGCTCTCACTACTATAGGATAAAATCTGTTATTATATGTTATTTTTTACATTAGCGTAAAGTTTAAAAAAATATTAGACAATATATGAATAATCTCTGGAAAATTACTTTACATCTTTGTGTTCGCACGAAAATAGTAGTAATCAATACAAGAAATCAATAGTCCTATATCTGTTAAACAGAAGTTATCTATTCCCTATTCAGTACTGCTACCATTTTTATAGGACAGTAAAATCTTTCATCTAGTGATAAAAGCTATACTTCCTAAAAAGACGTCGAAATAAACTTCGTATCATAGGACTCACACCTATCTTTGTACACCACTATGCGGGATTTAGGCATAGCTGCTATTTATTGCATAACGTATCAATCTATTCCGAATAATTTTATTATCTGCTTTATTTTGCTATCAGCAGATCTTTTATTTAGACACTCTCCATGATTAATGACAATATTCTCTCTGGTCTGTTCGAGCTCCATTTCTACAGCTCTTCCCATTCCCCAACCATTTTTATATCTACCCTTTTGATGAGCAAATAAATAATAGCGAAAAAACCAAGGACTAATTCCATTAAGTATTAATCCTTGATTCAAAGAATCTTCATGTCGTTTTAAACATACTTGCACCGTGTATTTAACACCTTGCTCTCCTTTATACATACCACTTGAATCAAGAGTACAATCACAAGAATATATTGCTACACGATATCCTAGATTCTCGAGTAAGTCTACAATCTGCATTGCAGTATAAGCTTTAACGAGCATCTCTTGTGAACCGATACCACAGTTTTCGGATATTATTACATATATGTTTACTAAACGTCCACTTCCTATTCCATGACTTTTAACTCGCTTTTTCATAGCTGGAAAACCGTCTATAAGTCGATCATAGCTAATATCATCACCATCAGTTTCATCCCATTTATAAGATCTCTTTGAGCCACCCAAATTAAGATTTAAATCTAGCTTCTTCATTTCAGCTAGACCTTTAGTATAACTGTATTGACTCTTTTTAATAGTTGCAATATCGTTACCTCTAAAGCTTATTTCTTCAGTTTGTAAGTGACGCAAAGTATCTTCTATATTACCCTCAGGTGTAGGATGAAGAGCGTCTTCATAAAATTTACTAATGCTATCGTACGTATAAGATAATTCTACCATATAGAAGTTGTTTTAATGTTTCTTATTAGCTTTTTCTATCCCTTTTTCAGTTAACCATCTAGTTAACTGCTCTTTCTCATTGTCTGTCCAGTTAATAGTCAGACGCCATTTCCAATCCATGAAATGATGATACTTAAGATTATGACCCGCTTGAATCATACGAGTAGAACATACTTTTCGTAAATTCTGCTCTTGAACGAAAGCTCTAAGAATTCGGACATATTCTACAACTTCTGCATCGTATCTATCTTCAAATTTAGCAGAGTACGTAACCTCTACAATACCACCAACAAAGCGGTCTATAGTGGACGCGTCTAACTGGTTATTTGCTACATATTGACGATCACATCCAAAACCAAAAGTATTACTAGTAGCAATAATAATACAGTTTGGATGTCGATGAACTAAGCCCGTAGTAGTCTCAATTTCATCGTTAGCTAACGCTGCATTTAAGATCTGTGCAACTGTAGGATCTAATGCCGTTATCTCGTCAATCAATATAATAGATGGCTCAGCGTAAAATTCTGCAAAACGAGTCTTTTCACGCGTCGGATACTTATAACCAATAAACTCGGTAGCCGAAGTACCGATGCCACAACTAATACAAAGATAAGGTAATTCTAGCTCTTTAGCTACATTTCTTGCCATTGTACTCTTGCCGCATCCTGCTGGACCAACCATCCATATATTCTTTATGCCAGCGTCAATAGTTCTACGTAACTTATCTTCTGGCTCAAGGTCAGTAAACTTAAATCCTAGTCGTTTACTCTCCTCTAGATACTTTAGTCTCTCTGCTTCTATAAGTTCTTTTTCATGCTTATCAAGTAAATCATTTATTTCTGCTTCTTTCTGCTTAGCAGATAAATAATTAATAATCTTAATAGCCGTCAAAGATGTCTTGTACTCATTACCAAGATAATCGATAAACGTAAATCTACCATATGAGTCTTTAAGTTGGTAGATATCTTTTCTTAAGTTTAATCGCTTTTTCTTTCCATTTTCTTTTATAGTAGTAGATATAGCAGCATAGATAATATCTCCTACTTTCAATTCATCTCGTTTTACATTAACTCCATCTCTGGTGTTAATGTTTTGAATTGTGTACTTAGTATCTACTATCTCTGCATCTGTACCTGTTTTCTTAAGGAAAGTTTTATTAATAAATTTTGATAATCTCATATAAAAATTGATTTTTTAGTTCTACAAATAAAAAAACGTGAGTGCATGCTATTTCTATTCTATGAATTTTGATGCCTCCGTCACACCTCACATTCGGCGTATTACCGTCGATTGCTTCTTATCTCACATAGCGGCATGCTACTCACGTATCGCTATATTATGCCTAGCGTAGGCTTAGGATTTTATTGTCCTATTAAAACGGCAATCCGTAAGGATTCTCTGCATTGTTCTCTACTGCAGCTTCTACTGTAGGTGAGATACTGATGCTTTCACTAGGACCCGGATTAGCTACAGGTGTCTCAACATCTGCAACTACTGGCTTAGTAAAATTATCAATACGCAGTTCTGTAATTGCTGAAGTTTGACTTTCAGGCAATATCATAGGCTCAATAAAAGTATATTTTGCATATGACGGAAGAGTAGTATAACCCTTATCGTTATATACAATTTTAACACGCAGAAGTTTAGACTTATCTGCTTTATTCAAATAGTCTACTACTTCTTTTGCAAATTCTTCAAAATTAGTACCGTTAAATACAAGTTCTTCGTCTTTGTAAAAACAAAGAAGCAACTGCATAGTACGAGAGAACTGATTATCTTCCTTTCTCTGTACATCCTCATCACTAAGTTGCCCGTTTTTATTATCAGGCTTCCATTCTGTTTGAGTTAGAGTTGCTCCGTTTTTCTCAAATACTACTTCAAAAAACTTTCTACCTGTAGGAGATTCAGCTACACGTGCACTTTTCAATGCTACATTCTCTTGAATACCTGCAGGAATAAACTTAACGTCATTCTTTGTTATCTGTTGCGCTCTTTCTTTACTATACATATCAATGTGTTTTATTCTGGTAAATAGATTCGATCCCAATGAGTTGTAATCTCATTGTTCTCATTACTTTCTGCAATAACTATGTTCTTTCCTCTTAAGTGAGGAGCTCTGGCTTCACGTACTGAGTTATCTCCACCTTCGAATGAGATATGAGTCTCATTCTTTTTACGATAGACATAACCTACAGCATCTGCTTCACCACAAACAATGTCTCCTAATCTTCCAACTAGGTCTATTGCCATTTCTGTAAGCTCTTCACCATCCTTATTAATCATCTTATCTTTAGTATGACCAATAAGGATGAAGTTATCACATAGTTCCTTAAACATAAAAATTACTTTCTTTACTGCCTCTCTAAGATATAAATAACCGGATCCATTAGGAAGCTGTCTTACATCGTTACCCTTATACGTCTTACCCATAGGAGTTTGACGATATAAAGTAGCAGCATAAGGTAAACAGATTTCCTCTAAGCGAGTTGCATTATCAATTGCAATGTACTTATAGGGTTTTGTACCTGTTTGAGTAATCTTTTGTCTAATTTGATTTGCTATTTCAGCTAAATCATTAACGCTTCTTGCTTGAATAGAAAGTGCTTCTAAGAACTCAGAACCACCTTCTAAGTCTATAATAAGACAACCTTCAAGCATAGAAAGTAAAGTCGTTTTACCAGCTTTTGGTTTACCGAAAAGTATCAGAAATCGTGGATTCTGCACCTTTGGTTTATTCTTTTCAGTTGGTAGTATTAACATAATAAATTAGGTTATACTACTTTACATCTAATATGATAGTATTTGATATAATCTGAAAGAATCTGATATTGTAAAGTAAATTAAAGATTTAATGAAGCATTAATTTCAGTATTATTATTAATCATAATAATAACGTTATTAATGATAGTCTTTTCTTTGCGAGGTAGAGACATAATATATCCACGATTATACTTCGGGATAAGCTTATAACCTACCTGAATAAAATTTCCGTACTCTTTAACAGGAGTACCATCCGGCAAACGGAAATCATATAACGGTTTACGATAATCACGGCGAAGCTTAGCGTAATCATCTAATTTTTTCATAGCCAATTCAAACTGTGTTGCAAGGCTATAGTTTTCTTCTGCAAACGGACAGTAAGTACACTTCCGATACTTAGCTACGTCACATGCAGAATATAAATCTGCACCAAAACGAATCTTATCGCTCGGTCCAATATACTGATAACTAAACGGTGTCTCTTCAGTATCGATACCATCGATTAACAACTCAGGATAAGTAAGAGCTAAACGCTTTAGCAAATAGTTCTTATAAATACCATTCTTATCACACTTTTTGTTCGGAAGAGATATAGTTAAAATATTTTTCATAATTTCAGCCTACTTTATTATTAAATACTACTGTATGCTGCATCGTAGTACTCGGACTAGCTTCTATCAGATTACCATACTTAAGCTCATTGTTAAACTCTAATATACATGGTTCTCCAGCATCTCTTACTTTTAAGAAATGAAGATATACCTTGTCTTTTACAGGTAAGCGATTAACTCCATAGCTAAGTATATTAAGTAATTCTGGACGTGATAAAGCTATCACATAGTCACTAGCTTGGAATATTGCATCTGATGCAGCTAAATCACTACGCATAGGATAATGCATAGAAGGATTGTTTATCCTATCAGGTTGTTCAATATTTCGATTCATCTGTGAAATCTGTATAATACTCGTATTAGATAATTTCTTTTTACGAATAAACATTTTCTGTAAATCGACTATTGTTCCACGTTCACTTTCGCCTTCTACAAGTAAGGCATGGTCAAGTATAACAATAAGCCATTTATCCTTAGCTATTGTTTCGTGAAAATAATCTATAGTTTTTTCGATACTTTCTACAGTACTAGGAGTATCAATATAAAATATTTGATACTTTTTAATCTTTTCTGCTTCTTCTTTAACTTTATCTAAAGTAGCATCATCTATACTGTCATTCGCACTATATAATTCCGAGGTAGTGCGTCTTAATCGATTACTTAACTTTCGACCAATTTGTCTATAACTAAGCATCTCAAACGAAAAATCTAAGATTACAATATCCTGATCGGTATTCAAATCAATTAAATCAGTTTCAAGCGTATTCGCAAATGCTGATTTACCAGAACCTGAACCTCCTGCGATTGTTAAAATCATATTTGGTTCTAATCCACCACAGCAAACTTTATTGAACTTAGACCATCGTGTTTTTAAAGGCACAATTGTCTTATCCTTTCTAGCTTGAATATATCTAACAGATTCATCTGTTACTTCAGCTATTGTTTTAAACGGTAATGTTTTAAAGGATTCCTGTTCCATAACTATTTGCTGTTTGTTGTTCTAAGTTCATTTGCTCTTCGTAACATTCCCACTCATGTTGAGTAAGCCATTTCCACATAGTTTTCATATAACCTATTTTGCCTGTTCGCATTTTATCATCTATTTCGTACCTCAGACAAGCCATAATATGATTATGCATTGCTTTGGATTTACCTATGATACGGTTATATTCCTTTCTACATTTGTTTATATTAGCTCTTAGAAAGCCTTTTGTACCATCAGGCCTTGTAACATAAACTGGAAATACTTCATAGAACTCATTGAACATACTTTCTCTATCTTTTTTAATAGACTTAAGTAGTTCTTCTGAAGGACTATAAATTTGATTGTTGTCAGAAATATTTACTACAACAATGTTACGTTGAATTAACTCTTGTATCTCTTCTTCATTAACTCGGCTGAGAAGTTCCTGAATGTCTTGATTATTAGGTTGATTATCATTCAATACAAGAGAAATAAATACTAATTGATTTATTGAAATATTATACTTGTTTAATAGAGATGTATCTAGTTCTAGTATCATAAGCATTAAAGTTTATGACAATCCTAAAATTTTGATACAATATGTTAGATTCTGTTAAAACAGTTCTAATTGTCTTGGTTGTAATTCTTCAATTATCTTTAGAGCTTCTCTAAGATAATATCTGTAATTAATTTTGCGTTCTTCAATCGGTTTATCATTGAACTTATTCAAAAGAGTAACACCAGATGCAGTAAGCATATTCTGATACTGCCTTGCAGAAGCCTTATATTTACGTTCTCCTACATATGGCTCTATGTATGTTATAATTTCACCTTCTTTATGACCAGTATCTTTCCATTTCCACAAGTATCCACCATTAGTAGATGCGTAGAAACGATTAGTTCTTTGTTGCTCTTTGTTCATGTATTCAACATGCCATTGTTTACCAGTCTTCTCAGACATTAAGAATTTACGTATATCCTTACATCCTTTTATAGTGTCTTCAACTGGTACTTTATCTACAAAGTATTTTATTATAGCTTCAGGAATTATCTTTGCAGATAACCCTTTACCCAATAGTACTTTAGTAATAAACATACCTTTTGTTTTAATTAAATCAGGATTTTTAGTTTCTTTATATCCTTCTTTAACTGCAATATAGTCATTAATTGCATATTGGTACATAGCTTCAAAACGCTCTTCTTCAAGAGTAAGTCTTGTAAGTTGTTCCCATTCTCGACAAATCTTATTAGCCTGTTCATATATACTCTTCTTAAGTAATACAAACAGACCATCAGTATTTGCCTGGACGATTCGGCATCCTATTTGTGTCAGCTTTTCAGCTAACATTAGCAATAATAACTGTCCATTTATCCTAATTTGCATTACTGCGAAAGGACTATAACAGAAGTTATGTTGATTTTGTAGATTACCTGACAAACCATTTAACGCTAACTTTAATGTCTCATTTTTCACTTTATCTCCATTATGTTTTGCTTCTATTCTCTCATCTTTAATTTGAGAATATACTTCTAAGAATTCAGGACCTAAATGTTTAGGGTAAAATCCATATTCTATTAACATACTTGGGTATAGTGATGCGACATCGATGTCAATGAGCATTTCATCTTCTTTAGGAATAATAATTTCAGGATCATTTTTAGAATGAATCCCTCCTACTCCTACAGTGTAACGTAAACCATTAAATACGAAGTTATTTTCGTAGCCTTTTCTACCAGGAGATACTATCTGATTTTTCATATCATTTAGTACTTCCTGTAAGATAGGACTATCATATTTAATAAACGGTAGTATTACATCCTTTAATGGTATATAATCCATTGGTGATCTTAATCCTTCAATATCCCACCAGGTTAGACCTGTTTTTTCAAGATACTTTTGAGTTAAAATCTTCATTCCAATGTTTACACCATCCTTACTAAGGACTCGTACACCGTATTCGTCTTCAATAGCTATACGTAAGTCAATATCTTTCTTACATCTATTTAAAAGCTCTGTAGTTGATTCAATATCATTGATATTATAATCAATCATATTGTCAAAATCTTCTAATGGAAGAGGCTTACTCCAATCACATACAAATTCTTGTACATTAGGATATTGCATAGTTACTTGAATTTCTTTCAAACCTACTCTAAGTTTATTAGAGTAAAGCATAGTAAGTAAATCAAAAGTATCAAACCAAATCTGATACTTCCAATGTTTCCAAGTTTCTATATCATCTTCTGTAGAAGTAGTAATAGTTCTACTTAAGTTAAATATAGAACTACATATTGTAGCTACATTATAACTCATGAGTTTGTCTTCATACTCTATAATATAGTTTATTATAGGATTATCATAATGTAGATTATTATATCCACAGAAGATAATCTCAGATTTTATTTCTAAATCTGTAGTATAAAAGTCACCCCATTTTATGTAAGAGTCTACTTGTTTAAAGAACTTTATTAATTCTCTTAGTTGGTTCTTTCTTTCAGAGATTTCAAATTTATATATTTCTCCTGTTTCTGTATTTTTAACAGAACAGTGAAAGATATTTTGAAATACCTCGATATCGAATACAAATACCGTCTTTCCACGTATTTGCATATCATTAAAGTTTAGTTAGTTGCGGGGGTAGGATTCGAACCTACGACCTTAAGGTTAAAATATTATAAATATTGTTTTAATTGTATTTCAGGTAAGAAATACTAGACTAGATTTACAGTAGATTTAATACCATTATCAGGATAAATTTCACTGATATACATTATAGATTTATTTTCTCCTGTTACTGGTATTAACAGTAATTGATCTTTCCAAATAGTTGCAATAAAATCTACTTGTTCAGGAGTATATACTTTTTTAACTACGCCATGTGCTGACATTCTACTATTGCAAAATGGAATACTAAACTTTGTACTAGACACTTTATGAGCTGTCTTTATCTGTATTTTTAGTAACTTATCATTAATATCCAAAATGCAATCATATCTACAATTATTACCATATGGTATACTTATTTCTCCATATTGAAGTAATTTTGCATAAACCTATAATTCGGTTATTCTTCCTTTTCTTTTCTAATCTTTCATAATAATATTTTCTTCTTACGAGCTACCACTGCTCCGCCCCACAATAAGAGCTAGTTTCCTAGCTCTGGCTTTAATTATTGTTTAATTTCTGTAACTCTAGTAGAAACGAATCTATTCTAGAATCTTCATAGAAGCAATCAACTTTAGTATGTTTCAACTTATCAACTGCTTTAGGGAACATTTTCTGAGCTGCTATGTATATAGCTTGTCCTTCACGTATTTCAGTATTTACTCGAATAAGTTTTGCTGCTTCTCGCTTAATACTGATAATGTCTAATGCTGTAATTTCATCCATTATGCTGCTAATTTGGTTTCTTTTTCTGATTTACTGTCTTGTTTTTCTCGGAATATACAGAAACGATAGTTTCCGCCATTATATTTCTTCATATATTCTGATTTTTCCCAAATTTCAATTCCAGCATAGTTTCGTATTGACTTGCTGAATTCTAAGTTCATAGTTTCAGCTTTCTTGCGAAGTTCCTCTAAACTGAGTCGAGATGGTGTACTACTAAAATTATATGGTAGATTATTACTATCATATAATTTTACTACTAATAAATTAGGACAATCTCCTTGATTATATTTAGTTACGGCAAGTTTATGCGTTGCTTTCTTAAACATAATACTCTGTATTTTCTCATCATGAATAGCCTTTAGCATTTGCTGTTTAGCTATACGGTTCTCTCTACTATAAGTAGAGTTAATCAGTTTGTCATGATAGTCACTGAAAGGAGCTTTGTCAAAGCGTTCCTTCTTCTCTTCCTCAGTAAGACCGCTATTTCTAATATGCGGTTTACTAAACGTAATATCCTTTAAAATAGGATGTTGAAATGTAGTTCGAGTACGTTTTGTACCACTTTTATCTGTATAAGTTACAGTCTTTGCAATCTTAATAGATTGATTAGCTTCTTTAGAAGACTTACCGGTTTCTGTCCAGTAGTCTATATATGTATTATTTTTCTGTTGATCAGTTTTGTTCATAGTTGTAATATTTTATAAAAAGGAGTAATATTCCTACTACTCCTTTCACTCATTAATTTTTAAAATTTTTATGAAAAACAATAAAGAGTAATGTTATGCTACTAAATACAAAGGTGCAGAATCATCACTCAAATTCGTATTGTCATTGAAATCAGCAATTGCTTTATGCAAACTATTCAATGTTAACAAACACCCATTTTGCATATTACGGAAATATGTACGTGTAAGTTCTTCAGTAATACCTAAATTACGTTTTCCTTTTTTAGCCTTAAGTACAGGATTAATTGTATGCTCTTTAGCCATTTCACCTAGCTTAACATAGAATTCATTTAAAGCTGATAGCTTATAAATGTTAATAATGTTAGCATCCTTAGGAAGATCTTTAAACTTCATTCCCATATTAGCACACTGGATTCGTAACTTAAGAATTACTAGCTCTTCGTACATAGCACGAATATGAGTTAGTAATGCTCGTAAATCATAATTACGAGTAAAACCTTTTTTAACTACATTCTCTGTAGCTATAATTCGCCAGCTACGAGTAATCTCTGCAGTTAATTTATCACGTTTTGTAATGAGTATGTTTGGCTTAATATTTGTTGTAATTGATCTTGTCATATATGTTGATTTTTAAAAAGTTAATACTTGATTAAAATAACGTATATTAGAAATCGCTTACCTGTAGTGCTAGTAGCTCTATCGAAAGAGTAGCTCTAATTATTTCAAGCTTGCCTTATTAACCTTACGGTCATTATCTACTAGCAGATAAAAAACCAAGAAGCCCTGACCCATCATCTTGGGCTCTTGTGGTTTTATATAAACATCTCCATTTCTTATTCGATACATAACTACTTTAATAACATTTACATCTATTTACTATAGTCTTTACATATCTACTAAATACTCTTTTGATGAGTCTATTCAATTCTAAGCATGGAATAAGCGTACATCTGCTAATACTTATTCATGAATAAATTAATCTTCCATGAGATTAATGTTGATTGCCATGTCTCCACCACCTAGATTAAGGTAGCCAATACATGAGCCTATTTTTTGTCCACGCGCATTTTTTTGCTGTTGCTGTGGATCATCGTCTATCAGCACAGTTTTACTAATTTTGTAATCCCCTTCTGTTACACCTAGAAAAGCATACAAAGCAAATCGATTGATAACTGACTCATAATCATGAGTCTTATAAGCTTCTTCAATAACTTTCTGAGTAAGAATGTTATTGAGATACTTATTTGGCGGTAGATACTTGCTATAAGCTGCAAGCATCATTGTACTCAACTCCCGAAACTCGTAAGTTTTTTTATCCTGAAACAGCCAACTCCACCAATGCTGTCTACTTCTATAAAAGGTTACTGACCCATCGTCATGAACCTTAATAGACTCAGGAATTTCTCCATTAAGAAGAATTTCACTACTAATACGAGTATCTTTCAAAAGGAGTTCAAGTAATAATTTCTTAGAATCAGAAAGTATTTTCATCCTTTACGAGAACTTTTCGTTATTTTTTAATCGGAGTACCGAGCTCGTCATAATAACGATCACAGTTAGAAGCCTGAAGATTGTTAAGTTCCTTCAGCATCTTGGAGAGATTTAACATCTCTTCTGCAATCTGATCAGCCTTTTCCATCTCGAAGCCGTTCAGACGGTTGACATGTTCAGTCAACTTCAGATAATCAGTAAAGAAGACTGGAGCACGACCAGTTGTAGTCGGTTTACTATTGAACTCAATAGCCTGAGCGATAGTTTCATTGTTTACTTCATTGAACTTGGCGGGTCCAATTTTGAACTGCAAAGACGGATCATTGTTCAATTCAATGACCGGCGTACAGCCGTCAGGAAGACAAGTTATACGACTACCCGTAATGTCAATTTCTTCGATTACATACTTCATAATCGGCCGAACAAGACGAAGTTCATTTGCCCGAACTTTGTCATTATATTCCAAATCAGCCGGTTCTGCTTTTACTGTCAGAATCTTCTTACCAATAAGATTCCAAGTTTCTAACTCTGCCCGATACGGAGCAATCATAGCACCGTTAATAGTTGCTTTTTCCATTTTAATATCTCCTACTTGATTTTAAGATTGATTTCTTAGCGAGATACAATCATTTTTTTGTTAATACTAATTTTTAAATTTAGCGTATTACTCTTATTCTGCTAACCTGCTCAGTCTCTTAGAGCCGCTTTAATAAAGCTTTGAAAGAGGTTAATTAATCTCAATAATGTATTCAGTAATACGACGAATTGTTAATGTCTGATAAAATCTGTAATTTACTGTTAATGTGTATAAGTATAGTAGAACTCACTTACTAGATCGTAATGCTATTGCATATTCTGAAGTTTACTTGTAAATCTGTTAATGTCTGATAAAATTTGTAATTTACTTGATTCTTCATACTCAGTATTCCCCGTAGGACTTTACTCATAAGACATATGAGTCAACTGTTCTTCTGCTTATCTACTTTCACTTAAACTTTTACAATATGTTAATTTTTGAAATAATCTGTTAATTATTTCTGAGCTTCGAGATTGTACTTAAAAAGGGGACTCGTAACTCTACCGTTTCCCTATATTTGCCGTGCCTTATAACGCGATTAGATGCATTATAAAGAGCCTATCATCATAGTACGATACTACTACAGGCATATAAGCGATTACAACATTCTTATCCTAATAGGACCTGGCGAATGAGGGTCGTTTCTGTTGAGAAACGTTACTAAAACACCTACAAAAAGCCGTCTAATTTTCCAAGACGCCCACTTCCGGACAAATTCACTTCCGACATTGCGACAAATCTCGGGTTACTACTTCACCTCATGGTATTTCCAACCATTCAACGACATACCCTAATGAGAGGTACTAAAGCATCGTCTCAGCGATCTTCTTAGGTAATATGTTGCGCATATTACTTTACGAAATTTCATGTAGCAAGGTTCTTCGATAGCGGGGTGGCTTGTAAGCTTGTCAAACTTACTACCATTGAACTTCCCTATTGTTTTTAAGTTGAACATGTTGATACTCTCCTTATTTGTTATAGCTGTTCGATTCAGCGTAGGCACTCATTAATAAGTCTTACCTTCTTCATATTCTCTTTAATATGCAAGCTGCTTATTAAGGCAATACACAGACTACTTCCACTCTGCTTCGTGTCGGCCTCTAGGATGCTTCGTAAGATCCTGCTCTATGCTGGAGTGCATAGCTCTTACCAAATTATTTATAGCAAACCTTAGTACTAAAGTAACCTTACTTCAACTTTCCAAGTTTTAATAGTGGTCCTGGCCCACTCCCTTTTCTTTCGAAATAGATATATTTATACTAATCCTATATCTATCAACCAATAGTCTTATCGCGGACTTCAGGCGCTAGTCAGTTTATACTCCAGTGCAAAGCACGTTAGATTTTATAGTGACATTACTGACAAGTCACTTTATTATATAATAACCTTAACTTCATTCTGCTTATTTGTCATAAACAGTATAGTAATTGCAACTATATATGAAATATCTCAAGCTGTAAGACACGCAATTTACTTTCCATAGGGATTTCTCCCAAACAGCTAACTCTTACGTTCACTGTATTGCGTATAGGTTTTGCACCTAATCCAGTTAATCAGTCATATAGCTTCAATACAAATGAAGTTCTATATGGATCATTGCTACTCAGCCATGTCTTGTCTCAATTTCTGCTCATTATTATATAATTTACCCCTTTATATACATATATTTAGACAAATAATGTCCATTCCCAATTGAATCATGCGCTTCGATACGAGTGAAGATTTTAAATATATGTAAAACACTAGGTTAGTATTCTTTGGCCAACGGATTGGTTACCGCCCTGCACAGGGGAGTTTTGGAGACTACCCTAGAATGCTAGTCGATTCAGATTTAAATGACAACATACAGCACGTGTTCACATCCCTTCGTGATTCTGCTTTTGAAATAGCTAAAACGGATATGTATAGAGGTGAACGATACCCCTTTGCCTTGTTTAGATGCGATAGCTGCTCCTTCCACATCTGCGTCTTTTAGTCACCAGTCGGTTCTCACTTATGGGTTACGCACGCTCTCCCATTTTCTTGTTGCTTCTTCAGTTATAGAACAATTTTATAACACAACAAGTTATCATACTATAGTATAAATAGAATAGTGTTTGCTATTACTTATACATTTCAGTATCCTGTATTGCTCACATCACACGGCTTAGTCAGGCTCAAGTAATGAATTTTTACACTTATAGCTCTTATATACCGCTTGTGCATCTCTATTAGCGGTCTGCGTTTATCTTCGGCAGATTACCAGTTTTTAACTGGTAAAGTTTTATTAATAGGCATTAACCTGTTAAAAAACTTAGTTCTATAGGCAATGTCTTCAGGTAAATAAATTACCTTTTCAATTACCTTGGTTTTAAACTCCGGGAGTGTTTCAACGTCCCTTGTAATTGTCACAGAAGTATTATTGACGTCACCGTCAACAGATACAGTCTCATCCTTAAGATTGATATTGATAGACTTAGAATTCAAACCAAGTACGTCTACTGGTGTTTTAGGTACGTCTACCCAACGAATCATAGTCTGACTTGCATCTAAAGTTTGAGACGGAGAATTTGGATCAAATCCAATAAATCCTCCAAGACACACTACGAATAGTGTGATCCACAAATTAATCCGTTTCATATTGATTATTTGTCGGAATAGGCACTTTTGTCTACATAATCTGCAAACCTTGCGATAGGTTTCGCATAATATTTGACAAGTTCTGCGACTTTATCCTTGAGGATACTTGGAGAATCGCCATATGTAGAAACAAGTGTCTTGTAAATGGCAGATGGATGAATAGTTACAAAGCCGTTCTGATCAGCATTCGTAACAGTTACTTCATTATCTTTTCCTTTCAGGATAGCATCAATAGCCTTATCTGCATTTGCAGTAAGAATATTGAGAGTAACAGCACTGAGTTCTTTCTCTAAGGTTGTTTTGAGATTGTCACCGGCTCTCTCGTTCCATTCCTTCAATTTCTTTTCGGAATTGATTGAAACGATTACCTGAATAAGTTCTGCAATTTCTGCATCACTGACGCTTGGACACCAGCCCTTCAACAGAGCATGTGCACCAAGAATACTATGCTCAGTATTCAACTTGCCTCCTACCATACCTTTTATGCAGGTAAGCAGTGTTGCATCTGCTCCACTCTTAATGAGATTTGCAAGCACAACGGCCTTCTTTTCTTCTTTACTGAATGAGAATGCCTTACGCCCCCATTCAATACCCTGAAGGAAATTCTTTCCAATACCTTCTTTCTGTGAGAAAATAGTACGGAGAGCTTTCAACTTATCTGCAGCTGGCATATTAGGATCTGGTTCAGGAATTTCTTCCTTAGCTGCAGCTGCATCCTTTCTAGCGTTTTCCTTCACTTCCTCAGGCACTTCCTTGAACTCAAGTACTAACTGACGAGAATTATCATTTGCCTGCATATACTTCACCTTAATGCCAAGGTATTCACCAAGAACGCGTTCTGCTTGTTCACGCATTTCGGCATTAATACGTACTCCCATAGTCTGGAAGTCGCCTTCAAGCTGAGTGAAATACTGTACTAAAGCAACAGATGTCATAACGTCAAACTGACGTTTCATTGCTTTTTTTACCTTTTCAGGAGTTTCTGGGTTAGTCAAATACTCGTTCCGAATAATGCCCATAAGCTCAATCGCATGATTCTTGTCAATGCGGTCCTTGGAGCCATCACTACCAAGCATTCCACCCAATGAGGTAGATGTTGTGATAGCAACACTTTCCGATTTTACTACTTCAGGAACAACAACTTCCTCTTTGGTCTTGGTCTTTTCGTCCTTAACCTGCGGTTTATCTTTGGTTTCTTTGTTTTCCACTACTTCCGCAGGCTTTTCATCAGGTTTCGGCGCTTCTACTGTAGTAGCTACAGTATCTTGAGTCTTTGACGGTTCCTCAACCTTTGCCTTATTTTTCTTAGCTAATTTCTCAGCTTTTTTACTAACTTTTGCCATTTTGATAATGTAGCGCTCCTTCGCTATAAGTTAATAGGTTATATACTTGTAAATAAAATAAATTAACTCTGAGATGTAATCTCTGCAGTCACGAGTCATCTATAAATTTACTTTCAGTTCTCGCTGTAGGTAATCCTTCTGCTTCAGTTACTGTACTGTCACGTTCAGCCTTGTTTTCCTTACTCGTATAGTCCTGATTGCAAGGTAATACATTCCAAACAACGGGTGTATTACTACTATACGTGGGGGCTGATTCTACAGTAACCACTGCAGCTTTCTCAGAAGTAGAAGTACATTCCTTATATACTTCTTTAACTCCTGCACCTACAAGTAAGCCTATTACTAGAATGGCCATTAATCTAGAAAAGGCTTTGGCATCTTTCATCAATCTTGCGATGATGAAACATATCACTATTGCAGCAAGCAATAGACCAAATGAATTTGCCATAATTTGTAAGTATTGGTTAATATTGGTTAAATAATTGTTTTAGTCTTTGTCTTGCCTTGTTTAAACAGGTTTTAACTGTTGCTTCTGGTATGGCAAGCTCTTGTGAAATTTGCTGATAGGATTTCCCATCAAGTCGAGCATATATTAAATCTCTATACTTTTTCTTAAGACGAGGAATACATTCCATAACAATATTAATATTCTGCTGAAATATCATATCATCTTCTGGACTGTGTTCTAATCCACTTAGTTGAATCTTTGATTCCTCATCATCAATATAGTTATTTAATTGCTCTTTTTTATTCCGTCTTATGTAGTCAATTGCAGTATTAACTGTAATTGTCTTTAACCACATCTCAAATGAAATATGATTAGTATAAGATTGTAACTTTAAATATACTTTAGTAAATACCATAGATGTTATATCATCTGCTGCATCTGAATTATGTACTACATTGTTAGCAGTATACCAGACTGTTTTATAATAGTTATTATAAAGTATATTAAAAGCTTTTTCGGAACCTTCTCTAGCTTGCTCTACAAGAAGCTTTTCTTCTTCTTTCATAGTAGCTAGATTTTTAGTGGACTACGGCTAACTCAATAGCCGTAATCCTAGGATTAGAAAGGAAGGATGTAATCCAATATATATTGATTAATTACAGCTTTTCTTTTCCAATAGAGTTCTTTTATCCAATTAGACCATTCTAGTCTTTTATTGGAATCAAGATAAGTTAAATTCATAATCATGTTTACTGCAATTCTTAACTGTACTAACTCTGTTTTAGAATTTGAGTTATGAATATCAGTAATCATGACATTTAATATCTTACTTTGAACTCTTTTAGCTATAGTAGCTATTTCTGGATGTTTAATCCTAGTAATAAGAGCATTAGGTAACCCATAGAATATTGCACCTTCTATAGAATTATCTTTTACTAACTTATACCAGGTAGAACCTATGTTGAATTTACCACATCCATATACCTTTTCATTTATTATAAATGGTACAGGCATATCAGGCGTAGTTACTATAGGTAGTGTACTTGAATAGAACCTATATTCAGGCTCTAATTTATCTTGCAAATACTCAATGACATTCATATTACAACTCTCCTTGAAGCCTTAACCTTGTTTCAATTTGAGCAATAATCATATCTGCCTGAGATTTTGAGAAACCTTTGTTGATGAATACAACTTGAGTTTTCACGATATAATCTTCAGGGAACATTTTTCTGTTGTTCTTGTAAGCCTGAATGAAATCGTTAAACTCCTGTTCTGTATACTCAATCTTAGTTCTCTCAGTAGCCTCTAAGCCTAATGCATTTTTAACTGCCTCACTTACAGAGGGATAGTCAAATACATATGACTTTGGATTAGCTACGATGTCTTGTAGTTCAAGACTGTCTTTTTCTAGTACTGTGATAGTACCGTCTTTTTGCATGTCATTCAGTAAAATACCTCTGACAGCAACCAAACATGGCGCAGTGCCTGCAATTCTCACTAGAACACTAATGTTCTTTCCATTGGCTATATATAAGCCTGGTTTTTTAAGTTCTAACATATTTTATTCCTCCTTTTTGAAAAATTTGTCTGCTACTACCTTTGCATCAGATAAAGAAAGTTCATATTTATCCTTAATCTGAGAAAGAAAATCCATTTTACTGATACAAGACTGAGCTAAAGCTTCTAATTCGTCTTTGACTCCTTGAGCGTTAAACTTTACCCAAGGAACAATTTCAATTTTCTTTACCGACATTGTTCTTTATAATTTATAATTTCTAAATCAATTCTTTTCCAAAAATCGTATCCTTCACTAGTTGCTCTTGCATCAAAGCAATCTATAAAAGGACAATTACGAATTAGATGTCTTATGCGTTCAACAGAACGCTTATGCATTCTATTGTTACGCCAGCTTTGAGGTATACAATTTTCATAGATTAAATCTATTACTCTTGTTAGAACTTTGTTCTTTCTAAGAACATAATCCCATTCTTGAGGTAGGATGTCATTGATTGCTTTCTTTACACTCATACTTTACATCTTTTTGAGTTTCACCATAAAAGGAATCTTCATAATTTGTTTCTTTAATGAGAATTAGTAAGTACTCTATGCTAATTCGTGTACTGTTTAAAGCACCTTTTAATACATAATTTCTCATTTGCTTATCGATGTAATTAAGCATTGTTAATACACCAGTAAGATACATAATTATAAAGTTCCTCTTACGAGCTTTTATTTGTTTAATGGTTCTCATAATTTTGATAATTAAATAGTGGTAAGGAGAGGATTCGAACCTCCCTCTTCTAACTTTATCAGTGTTAGCGTTTCTAAGCCTTATGAAACTACTTACTCCAGCCTTTTACGACAATGGCGAGCCGTTCAGATTATCACGCTACTAAGCGAGTGTAATCTGTTACATAACTTGTATTGCCAGTTATCTGCTTATTGACCTATTCTATTTCCTCTATGTCGCTGTCAAAACCATAATGCCCCGATTGCAGCTCAGTTGCCATTTGTGTTATTTCACACATGAGGAAGAGTTACCCATCACAGGAGCTGCCACTGGTTCGAGTCGAACGAACATAGTGGAGCATACGGGAATTGAACCCGTGTCCAAACGACGATTTAATAGACCTAACAGTCAATTTCTTTAATACATTTTATCTATCCATTTTATGAACCAATCAGGTGCATATATACGACTTTCCCATATTAACATAGGAAATATCAATATAGGAAGACACAATACAAATAGTATACGATAAAACCATTTCATATTTCTAAATAAGGCTTATTAACAGTAGTATTATAGTAATAATTCCTACTGTAAACATAGAATAAAATACAGCCTCAATCCATGTTCTTTCTTTTTTACACATAATATTAAAATTTGTGGGTATATAGCCGACCAAAGCTATATACCCTTAGCACTACTATCCTATTTATTCGTATTCCTTATTCATAGGCAACCCCTTTTCCTTCACCTGACCTAGGTAGCAATACCTGGTTGACCGTTGTATAGTCCATTGTACTCTTGCTTATTTCTAAGCTTCCATTAGGGTTTTGGTTGGTAAATAGTAGCTTGGGTTGACTGCACCATACTAACTTGTTTAGGGTTAATAATATAATTCTCTGCCATATGCCTCTGGCGAAGGAGCACTGACAGTAACTGCTTTAGCTTGTGTCCTTTCAGAGTTATTATCTCTAAATTGACATACATCACAATGTTGTTTGTTACATTGTAACGGGCAATCGTTCTTAATTAAATTAAGAGTAGTTGCTTTTAATTTTCGGTTACAGATTAGTCTACTCACAATTTACAGATTTAAAAGATTTACGATCATAAGGCTGTAATTTAGCTCTACGTGTTGTTTTTGTTTTTTTGTTTGCAGACTTAATTATATAAGCACTGTCTTTAAATGTCTTTCCCATATTACATTTCGCTAAGAGTTGTTAATGCTGAAATAGCAAGCTTTGGAAGAAAGCATGCGTGCATATTTTTTAGTATATTATATTCTACTGTTGATCGTGGACCTGTAGCAACTACTTTAAGAATAGTAGGCTCGATAGCTCTGTCAACAAAAAATGCTTTCCAGAACACTCCTCTAAATGCCTCTTCTTCAATAGGATCACCACAGACTTCACAAAGCCGTGTACAAGCTTTAATGAATTCACTATCACAGCTTTCACAATCTTCTTCACCAGAAATATAACTTTCTTCTACAGCTACAATATTTCCACTCTCATTAGGAAATGCTTTAGAGAGTGATCTTTTAATCTCTTCACTAGTGAGTGAATCATTTTTAATACCAAAAATTACTATTCTCATAATATTATTGATTAATATGTTAAAAACCTATTTTGTTTTGTTTTCTTTCAGCAGGTTGTTTGTTAATTGCAACAGGATCCGGACGGAAGAACTCAATGATAAAGTCATCATAGTTCTCATTTATAATAATACTAAAATTACCTTCTAACGATATTATAGTACTATTATCATCAGGATCTTTAATAATTTGTTTTATGTAGGATTCATTAATCATACTGTTTGTAGTACCGTAGGATATGCCATTTTTAAATATCTTTACTTCACAAACAATATAAGCAGTGTTGTTCTTATAAACTCGTACTATAAGTTAATCTACCTCTTTATAAGTATGCTGATGATAACGAACCCCACAATGCTTGCAATACACTCTATCCTTAAACCGCTTGTTAAGCTCTGTTTTAGGATTAAATTCACTACTCCATTGATGTCCATTAATAAGACAATCAATTTCGTTCATAGCCCTTGTATAGGCTAATGGGCTGCTAAAGAGCTTCTTATGAGCTTCTGATTTAGCCCGAGAACGCATTTTAAACGCTCTCCACTTGAAATAAATTTTTTTTAAAATACTCATCTTTTAAATATTTAAAAGTTAATAACTCAATTGACGACGACCAGGATATTCTGGATTTTTTTTGTTGAACAGTTAATATCCACCTTACACTTGTTAATAAGAGACTTGTAAAACGCTTTTTACTTATTTACCGAAACTAGAATAGTCTCAATTTCAATTTTAAGCTCTCGCTTAGTTTTAACTCATAAGCAGAAATAGCTGCAAAACTAAATCTTATTGGAGTACCTGATTTTAACGTCCGCACGATCATAATAAATTATTCTGGTATGCATATTGCCAATAAGTGCATACTCTTATCTGCAATCTTTCAAATTCTTTATTACTTACGCCCCACAGGTTTGTCATCTTCTGAAGACATTCATTTAGGCAATTGCACCTATTCTCACGAACAAGTGCAATAATTATCAATAACTAAATATAAAGGACATTTTTATTCATCTTTAATAGGTATATCAGCCGTAGATTTCCTCGGTATAGAATCTGGTGTAATCTTATTTTGTTTATAAGTATCATTAATTTGTGCACCAAATTCTACATTATCGTAGTCCTTCCTGTTTTGCAAATACTCCTTGGCTATGTCACTATTCGACATTTCAGTGCCTCTTTTCGTAAGTATTGCAATAAGGGCTACATCCGGCATATTCATAAATATTGAATCATATCGAGATTGTTCTTTAATATCCTTTCGGAACTGGAGAATATCATCGATAGTTGTCGGTTCGGTATACGTTGTTGTATCCGTAGTTTGTACACTTTCAACCTTATCAGGGTTAATAGCATCTTTAATATCGTCCATAATATTAGTACGTACGCTAATAGCAGTACCGATACTAACAATGAAAGCGATAATACTGAAAATTAGGGCATAAGTAAGCCCGTTTTTGTTTTGGCTTTCCATTTTTGATAAATGTTTTTAGTTAATAATAAATTAATCGATTCCAAAGATATGTTTCATATACAATGGCTGAAAAGTTTTTGCTGCATATTCTGCTGCTTCTTTGTTGATAAACCTCAAATGAGTACCGACACTAGCATCCGCATACCCAAGGCCACCGTCAGAACCCAGATCGAAGAAACCCGCAGAAGAACTATCTTTAATCTTATTCCAATCAATGTACCACCAACTGTACCATGTTTTGATTGGTTTGTTTTGTTGGTAGACTGGTATCCACGGTTTGTTTCCATTAGCAATAAAGTTAATTGCTTCAGTGATAGTACTCAGCATGATATACAGTATGACATGCTCATCTAACTTCCTGCGCTTATCAATAGGTTTTTTACCTAATACAGCACAAGCACTTTTGTAATCTTTTACTTGTTCGAACATAGTTTTGATTAATATTTGTTTAACATTTTGGATAACTGTTCAATTTGATTAGATACTATATTAAAACTAACTCTATCTATATTCTTTATTGACTTAGCTACTAATTCTAAATCTTCTATAGATCTTCTGATAGATGCTTTAATACCTACTCTAGTAAGAGGTCCAATAGGTACTCTTGCTCCTAATTCCTGTAATTTTTTGTTTCGAGCTTCAATAGCTTCAGGAAATGTAGCAAATGTTCCCACTTGGATATTTTCACCATTGTGACGTATTATCACACGATAAGGCTTACTCTTATTATACCTACATAGATATATATACTTTTGGCTTTTACTTCTTGTCATTTTATAGTATCTCCTACAAAATAAGTATTATAATATAGATAATCTCTAACATATACCTCTTTAGTCTTTTTACTAAAAGGGTTCATGAGTTCTAACACATAAGTGTCTGAGTTCCGTATATACTTATTAGTTACAATATAGTTCTTATACTGTGCTTTAAGTTCTATATAGTTGTAATAGTCTTTATTATTAGAATATTTGACTAATGATACTGCTACTATAATTATAACAACTATTATTACTAGTGATTCACTAATAGTGGCAAGTATATTTTCTGAAGTGTTTCTTCTTATAATCATACTACGCTAATCTAATAATTACTCTTGTAGGTTCATTGTCTTCCCATTTTACACTAGGAAAAGCTTCTTTTGGGAGTACTAGACTATTGAACGTATTTGAATTTATCCAGTAAGATTTACTCTTTTTTGGTTTTTCACAGAACAAAAATAACGCTCCATTTTTTTCTCTTGCAACCCACATTCGAACTGATTTCTTTGGTTTTTCTTTCATACTAAATTGATTTTAGTTAAAATTCTTAGATAGTACCCTACTAGGACTGAGAACCTAGATAACAGTAAGCATCATACTGTTGTTTTATACTCACTCTGTATTGATTACAGAATTAAACTATAGGGCAGAGGTTTGCCTTATTTATATCTTTATTTAGTGACATGTATTCCTCTAATATAATACGAAGGCTAAATATTGATATAAACAAAACAACTACACACACAATTCGACAGCTACCTCTTCATGTGTGCCCATCTGTTTTTCGTTTGGCAATTACTGGAACGAACAGATAAACCGAGCGATAAATGACTATTCTCTAGAAGATTAGTCTACGCTAATTCCTGTATAACACCTTAATGCTAGCAATTTCAGTGTTAAATCGGAAACCTAATTATTATTCAGATTCTTCATTACTTTATATAGTAACTCTAAATACTGAATGTTAAACGGAGCATCATGCTTAATGCACTCCGTTATATGAATAAATGTTAAAATTTGTATAACATAATCAGAATAGTTAAAATTTATTTTCGCGAATCGATATTCTATAGTGTTAAATTCATTATTATATCTAGTATAATCACTAGTATTAAAATGATATCTAGTAACTTCATATTCTACAATATCCGATATAATTTGCAAAGCACTATCCGTATTAGATTGATATTTACTCATTCTAATAGCTAGAACATCTACCATACCATATATGCAATCTTTTTCACTTCCTTTATAGAATTTACTACGATCCATAAAGAAGTTGTCATATTTACAATCAATATGCATATGTACGCTACTATTTTTGGCAATCGCACAATTTTCTTTCATATTAGTTAATAGTATATACAAGCCTTTTAAGCCTTTAATACCATTTAACTGAATACGATTTTCTCGTAGCCTATTAGAAGAGTTGCCATCATAACCTGAATCATATGATACACAGTTATTAAGTAAGATAGCTCTTTGAATCTTATCTGGTGTAGGATATTCCGCATCATGTTCTATTTCAATACCGACATTTAAAGAATTATATTTTCTTCTGTCCTTTAAGGTGTACTTTAAAGTATTACCTTTAACACCTTCAATAGTTTTAACTATCTTACACAGAATATAAGTTATTTCATCTTGCATTTGCAATAACATATTATATGTATTTGTAATGTTAGAATGAAATCTTATACCAGTTATATAACAATGATCATGGAGATAACACTCCCCAAAACAAGTATTAAGAACATCTATTAGATTATGATTGCCTCCAGACATACACCAACTTTCAAAATTATCATCATCTAGGTAAGTGTAATCTAAAGAAAATAAGTGATTGCCACAATATGCTCCTCTAACTATTCTTTTATATTCGCTATCTTCTTTCGATATAATATCTTTAATACAAAGCCAGTCTACTTTATCAAATCGAACATCAACGTCTTCTATACAACTTGCCCTTTCTATACCTGGAACATAATATTGAATTGTAGATGATAGGTTTTTTAGTATTCTAGCAATAGCGAGAAGATCTTTTTTATTTTTATTTACTTTCGTTCCTGCAATCAGTTTATATGGCCATATACGATTTATATATTGCCATAATAACTTTCTGTTTCTTTGCTTCATTTTAAAGGCTTCCCATGCCATTGGGGATGAAGCGAGTGCTGTAATGCACGATTCTTGCCACTTAGTCATAATCTTTCTAATTTAATTAAAAAAGAGTTAGATTCCTAAGAACCTAACCCTTTAATCAAAATCTGTATTGAATGAAACTAGTATCGTTCATTTTCTCCTCTACGAGCAGAATTTGAATGATTCTCTGGTTTTTTAGCACTGTCAGCTTGTTCCTTGCCAGCCTCAGCAACAACTTCTTGGCACATCTGACGAAGAGTAGAATCCTCTTTATATGCCTTTGTAGTCTGCAAAGCTACAGCTACTTCTGCCTCGGATGCTCCGTTGTTGATAAGTTTTAATGCCTTTGAATTAGCAGCTAACTTAATACCATTCTCTTTCACGTAATTAATTACACTTTGTCTCATAATTTTGATAATTTTAATTAAACAATATATATTGATATAAAAGACTTTGACTAATTTTATAAGGTATTAGTTTTCATAAGTACAAACTGGAAGATTTGTTATTAACTTATTACTTAACACACTCGCCACGTGAAGGCTACCTTGTGAGTGCAACTAGTATACCTACATTCACATATAAATATACTAGCAATACTACTCTTAGTATTCTACAAATCCATATTAAGCTAACGGAACATAATAAGTTGAGGACTATCCTACGCTTAGGACTAATAAGTATAACATGATTCAGAAGCTCTCTACTGTATTAGTATATGGAAGATTGTTATACTGCATGATTTTAAAGTCTGCACTAATACTACTATAACCGACTCCTTGTACTAATAAAAATTAGTCCGTCTCCTTGTTTATAGATAGATATAAGCCCCACATGCTTGTCAAGGATTCTCACCTTAAAGAACTCTCTACCTACACACGCTAACTCTTAAACGTCTCGAGCCTGTGATTCAGTAGAGAGTTATTTGACACTTATTGTTCAGTTAGTGTCAGACTGTCAAGCACCTCATTAAGCCTATCGAGGTAATAGCTTATTCCTATCTATACTTGCTTTAGTTAGTTGCTACAAAGGGTGCACTCACAGCGAACCTAACTGTGCCCTTACCACGTGGATTCATAATCGGTCTTTACTTGTGCATAGTAAATAGGATTATGTTTTTCTTGACTCTGCATTCTGTCGGGCTTGTCACCGGCACTCGGCTGCATTAAGAAAAGAAGTATAATAATATAGTCCTTAGCGCTACCTAAGTCTTTATAAGGGCATACCTAACTTATATTATTATACTTTAACGTGGTTAAATAATGTCTCACGACATAAGTAGATGATTTGCATTTCATAGAATAATTACTCTGCGAAAATCTATATTATATTATTAGATTCCAAACAAATGGAAGGACACAATACTGATTAGCCATAACGATATTGCTATGGCTAAACAGATAGCAAACTCTTTATTCTTCATTATCTTCTTCTTTACATCCAATCATGATAGCTAATATGCTTACGTACACTGTACTAAAAGCAGCATAGCAACCCATTCCTGCCTTAGTTGTTGGACCGAGAGAAGATAGTATAATAAGAGTTAATACTATATACACAAAGAAAATAATAAAACCTTTCATAATATATAATGTTTTAGTTAGTAATTTCCTGACTATGATATGCATCTTCAATATCTGCTACAGTGTCTCTTAACTGGATGCGATTTTTATACACTATCACATCTAAACGTAATCGTCATATGATGCTCATACGATATTGCAGAAAGAATCTTTCTTATTTATCTAATTTAATATTTTTGCTATGTTCACATTCAATTGTGATTTGCAGAATGCGCAAGGCTTATTAAGCCCTACGCTTCACACATTGAGAGAAAAAGCCATATATTTTAATCTACTAAAACATACGTACCGTTTTCAAGACCCCTTTTAAAGTTACGTTCGGCAAGTTCTTCCGGTTTACCCTCAACACTATTTTCTTCAGTATCACAGAACAGTACGAGACTAATATTAGAATATATACGAGGTATTAACTCAGTTGTCTTATACTTTTGTCCTTTTGGTATCACTTTACCGTTGACCCTTGCCGTACCGTCGCTTGTTTTTTCAACTTCTTTTTCATCCGCATAATATTCGCCATCCCTGTTAAGGATATGAAACTTTTTACCCGTATCCCACTGATATAACATAAGGTTAATTTTGCGTTCCTCTATTACATTATTATCATCATCAACAGGCATACCGCTTTCAAGGCTATCGCATAGCTCCCGTGTAGCTGGGAACATGGTTTTAGTGAAATTGTAAACCCTACTTTGCATAGCCATAACGTTAATAGTCCCGTCATCGTTAAACGCACTTGTAGCGTTTACGTCCCCTACTGTACCAGTAGCACGTATAACATAATACGGTAATTCACGGTTATCGTCTTCTCTCTTTTCAAATTGTTTAACAATACACAACATAAGCAAAAAAGTTTAAAAAGTTAAAAAATGTGAACATAGAAAAGGGAACGCCATAGAACAAAACAGCCATAGGGTGTTCCCTGCCGATACATAATACGGGGGAGTGAATCTTTGCTGGTCACTTCTCGCATCCTTTCTCCCAAAATTTTATTTTATAAAAAATTTTTAATAAATGTTAAATTATATTACAAATTTTAACATTTTGCGTTCATGTATATATGAAATACGATCCACATTATTATATACAGAAGATAGGGGATAGTATAGATTCGCTCCCCTATGTAGAGGTTACTGTTGATAACACTAAGATAATTGTTGTCAATATAAGAGCTGGTCGCGAACTAATTTATAAGGTATACTTTACTAATTTCAGTAAAGAGATTTCCGGCTGGTATCACAATATGAGTACAGATGAAATAGTAATATTCCACTGTTGTGAACACTATGTAAATAGGTTTAATGAAAGATATCTCAGAAGATGTAAAAGAGATGATATAGGTAGAATTAGGATATTAGCCAAACGAATAGCTAAGGCACAGTTAGTTGACCAATCTATCGCAGTAGATCCTAGTAAGAGATTGATAAATATAATAAAGATTAAAGCAAAAGGGGAATACCGGCATCTGCATTTTATAACCTGTTATCAGAGTAAGGAGAAGGTAAAGAAATTATTATCTTAAAAAATGTTAAATTTTGTGTGTTAAATAGCCATAATTGTTCTTAATAAATGTTAAAAAGTTAATATAAAAGGGAACCTAAGTAGTGTTTTATACGTTACTGTCTATACAGTTAAAGACAGTCTAAGACAGATTAGACAGTATTAATAGTCCTTACTTTAGATAATGTCTTTACTTAGTTAAAGTATATATAATACGTATTATGGGAAAGAGAAAAGTAGTTAATAAAATAGAGGCATACTCAGGTATGTACATAAATCATAATAGAAACACTTATCAATTAGTACAAACAGATACTTCTCAGAAGTATTGTAAAGGTTGTGCTTTATATAATAATAGCTGTCCAGATAGAATTGTACAATTGTGTAGACAGGGTTATATACTTAGAAAGATAGAGTTATAATGAAAGAAGAATTCTGGATAGGCTTGATAATTGGTGGTGGTATAGTACATGCAATATATCAGGTTATACTAAACTTTAAGAAGTATGCCAACAAAAGAAAATAAAGTAGTAGAGATTCTAGGTAAGAAATTTGAAGTAGTTAAGACAGACAATGGTAGCTGTGACGGCTGTTATTTCTATACCAGACATTGTGTCCCAAAGGCTTTAAGGAATTGTATTTGGGGTGGAAACATACTGAAATTAATAGAACAAAGATAAAATTTATACGTTATAAAATATATGGAAGATAAAGTACTTGAAACAGTAGTTAACGGTTTAGAATATACTCCTCTGCAGGATATCTTAGTTAAACCTCTTGCGCCTATTATGTTAAAGAAAGAAGTTACTGAAGCAGTTGGTACAGGTGAAAAAGACGTAGACGGTTATGAGAAGTTTGATACTAAGACTGAAGTAAAAGAAGTTGAATCAGAGTGGAGAACCGGTATCGTACTTGCAATTGGGTCTAATCTAGACTCTACTCTCCTCAAATTTGAAGTAGGAGATACTATTGTATTTAATAAGAAATTTGCTAAAGACTTTGATTTATTCAAAGATAGTATGCTGGTAAAATCTTATGATTGTGTTGCAAAGAAAGTTAAGAAATAAGTATTAATGCGTATTAATAGTTGTTGTGGGGCTAGGTCTGCGGATCTAGCCTTTTTTATTGCATTAAGTTAAATAGTTAACAAATGTTAAAATATAGTTACCTTTTTAACACTTCACGTTTATGTAATTGTAACAACTATTAAGACAATTAAAAATAATAATTATTATGGTACAGTATAAAGTAGTAAAAGAGTTTGCTTGTGGTAAGAAAGGTGATATCCTTACTTGGAATGATGAAACAGAAATGTTTGAGTTCTATTTTAAAGACGAAACGAGTGAACGTGCTTTGTTTATGGATAAAGATACTTGTGATGAATATGTTGATGAGGGCTATCTCATTGTACTCGATGATGAGGATGAATGTAGCTGTGACGATACTTTGTTGGAAGAGATGTCAGACAAGCTTGATACGATTGCCAATACGATTGATAGTCTCTTAGAACAGTACGAAACAGATCACAAGAAACTCGAAGAGGCTTATAATAATCAAGAAGTACCTACTTGTGTTAAAGTAGAAGCTGATACAGTTTATTATAACCTTACTAAAGTATTAAACAAGATTAAAGATATTATTAATGAATAAACTTGTAAAGGGATGAATTATATTAACCCTTTTAACTAGCTCTCTGGTATATATAGAATATTAAATAAAATTAATGGTAATTGTTATATTGGCAGTTCTCTAAATGTAGAAAAAAGATATAAACATCATTTATCTACTCTTAGACACAACTCCAGTAGATGTTCTATTTTGTAGAAAGCTTTTAATAAATACGGAGAAGATAATTTTGAATTTCAAGTCATATTATGTTGTAAACCAGAATATAGATTATATTATGAACAACAATTAATAAGAGAACTCAATTCATAGTATAATGTATTTACAAATGTGTCAGATAGTCCTTTACGTCAATTTACTTTTACAGAACAATCTAAGTTAAAAATGTCAATAGCGCATAAAGGAAAAAAATTATCAGAATAGCATAAACACAACATATCATTGGCAAATAAAGGTAGAGTTTTTTCAAAAGAATCTAAAGACAAAATTAGAAAAGCTAAACAAAATACAACTCTTAGTCAAGAAACCATTAAGAAAATGAGTGAAGCTAAAAAAGGCAAACCTTGGAGTGAAAAAAGGAGAGCTGCTTACTTAAAAAAGACATACAATGAACAAATTAGTTAAAACGGTTAAGAAAACAGACCTTTACAGAGAATTCCTCAGATCGCTTGATGGCGTACTTTAGCTTACTGACAGGGAGCAGGATATAATGGTATTACTCATTGAATTAGACATTAATACTCCAAAGCTCCCTGGTTACAGTAAGAATGTTATAAGTACAGAAAACAGACGTTATCTAAAAGCCGCAACAGGCATTACAGGTGATAATCTAAGTAGATATATAGGAAGATTAAGAGATAAAGGTCTGATTGTTAAGGGTAAAGCAGATGATGAATGGATTGTTAATCCTGCTTTGATACCTGAAGTGATTGGAGATAGAGTACAAATTACTATCGTATTACGACTAGACAGAGAATAATATGAATATGGAATATATGTCAATTAAACCAGGTTCTATCCTATTACAAAGAGATTATAATTGGATAGTAAAACTCTGGTACAAGATTAGAAAGAAGAATCTTAAGTATAATAAGTTTATTATATTTACAGATGATTGTGATCTAGTTAGTATTCAAGGTGAGCGTAAAGATGCAGTAGTAGCAGAACCTAAGAAGGCTTATAGTAAAAAGGAACTTAAGAGATTGAATACTATTGTTGATTCTAGTAAGGAAGAAGGTGATTGGTTGTCTTCTGATAAAGCTACAGTAGCAGATCTATTTACAGCTATTAATTGTGTTAGACCTGATACCTTTGAGAATACTAAGGATTTGGATGCTTTCCTTGATAATAAGTATTACACTATTAAGGATTTAGCTGATGAACAAAACTGGAGTGAATATATTTATTGAGTTAAGTAAGAAGTATAACCTACCTACTTAGGTAATAAAAACAATATGTACTCACCCATTCCTGTTTGCTAACAGGAAAATAAGCTAGAGAGATGAAAAACCCTTAATGTTTACTTACTTAGGTAAGATAAAGATAAAGAAGAATCATGAGAGATAGAAAGATAATTAGACTGACAAAGATACCAGAGATTGACATAGTTACAGAATTAATTGAGTATATGGTATACTTTAAACTATCATATCCTACTGGTAATAAAGATACTTGTGAAGTATAGTTAAATGATGTCTCTAATGAAATCATAACCCCTAGCGTTACTTATAAAATGACAGATGATGTTTACTTATATCTGTATTTACTTAGTAATAAAGCGGTAGCGAACATATATAAAGCAATAAAAGATGATTAGAAAGTATGATTTAGACCTTTATCCCATGTCATTATATATCGGTACAATATCTGACTTTTACAATAGTAAGAAGAGATTCAAGTTCTATGGAACTGTACAAGATATGTTGATTGATGATGATGGCATACCAGCAGATCCAATGGGTTCAGCAGCAACTACCTTCTTAGTAAAGGAAAGAAAAAGTGGTTATAAAGGAGTTATAACTTTCCTAGATGAAGATAGCAATGGAGCTATAAGTGAGTTTCTATTCAATACAATTGCACATGAGTCAACACATATTACTGATGCAATATGGCAATTAATTGGAGCTCGTGCAGAATCTTTTGATGAAAGAAACGAACCTTATGCATACTTAGTAGGATGGGTAGCCGGTAAGATAGGTCAATACATGATAGACTATATAAGAGACAATGAATAAAATAGATAAAGAAACCTCTCTACAATTACTTAAGTTAGAGAGAGAAAACTCTAAGGAAGCCCCTGAGATCATACAAAAGTTATTAAACTCTGTAGAGAAGGCAGTTGAAGCTGATAAGATATCATACTTTGACTTTATAGAAGATATGATGAAGGGATTGGAAGAAGTATCTGACGAAGATGATTCTTCATTAGAGAAGAGAGAAAAAGTAGTTAACGATATCTGTCAAAAGTTGATTGATAAATATGAAACAGGGGATAAAGAATGACTTTAAAGATAATAAACTCAGATGGGATTTATTGCCTCTAGAAGAATTAGAAGATATCGTTAAAGTATATACCGAAGGATCGAAGAAGTACGGAGTCAATACTTGGCAGTTACTTAAAGATGGTTACTCTAGATATAAAGCCGCATTATTCAGACATCTTGTGTTATTCGAAAAGGGAGAAGAGATGGACAACGAAACCGGTTGTAGACATCTTGCACAAGTAGCTTGGAATGCCATAGCAATGCTCTACTGCAGTAAGCACGGAGAAACTCAGGAATCTCTAATTGACAAACTCAATAACCGCATATCTAAGAAGATTGATGATTGCAATAGCTTATTAGATATACTCGATATAGATAGTATGATTTCTGAAAAGGAACATAAAAATAGAGAAAATATTGAGGAGTGTCAAAAAAAGGAAGAATCTGAGATAAGAGAAAAGCTTGATAATTTAGGGCATGAGCTAAGCAATAGAACTTACAATCGCTATAATATCAAAGCTGAGTATATATGCAGAAATAATGACGGAAATCACGATGTATATTATGATATTAGCTCATTAGGAGATATACAGAAAGATATATTTGGAATTAATATTGATAAAGATGTAATACCTTGTGTACATTTTACAGGTAGTACTGATTTTCATACGCTAAATATATTAGTTAATAATCTGATAAGGAGATATGAAGATGAACATAACAAAGGAAAGTCTGGAACAGGAAATGGAGATTTATCAAAGAATGATAGAGAAGTATCAAATGGATCCAGAATATGTAAATCCTAATTGCTCTGAGAAACAAGCTAGAGTAATACTAGCACGATTACAAAAAGAATATTATACAAGTTATAGAATAGATTAATATGGAAACTATAATTGGAAAAAACTTAGACTTTACATTAACAGGAGATTTATTTGAAGATCTCAAGTATAAAAGTGAACGCTCATGTTATGAACTTAGTGATATTAGAATCGCTGAGGATGATGGTAGAATTATCATTGATGAGACAACTAATAATGGCGTAGGAGGATATATCCCTTATAAGAAAGGACAAATTATCGGTATAATTCGTAATTGGGAACGTGAATACATCAAACGTCCTATTGTATTTGATTCACCTGAATTATTAGCCGTAATACTTGAGATTAAAGAACAAGTAGCAGCATATAAAGAAGAGCAATTGGGAAAAGAGAAATCTTGTGAATGTGAAGCACCTAATTCTAATTCAAAAAGAGTATAAATGAAATTATTTGATATTCTAGGTGGTAATGTAACAATACACGAAGACGCATTAGCTATTCCAGCATTTAAGAAAATATGGGAGAAAGACAAGGCTGACAAACAACACGCTATAGCAGTTATCAGTTATATAGTCTTTAAGAATAAATGGGATAGTCCATATGTACTTAGTATGACCGAGGATATCTTAGAAGAAGCATTAAAGAAAGAATTTTTCCCAGAAGGTTATCAACTTACTCCAGATGAACTAATAGCTGAAGATACATTTAAGAGATTACAATATACTCGTACTCTTGCAATGTTAAATAGTATTAGACTCAAACTAGATACTTTTACTCAATACTATCACGATAGTCTTGAAGAGGAACTAGATGAAAAGAAGATAGAGAAATACTTAGCAGGATTTGCTAAAGTAAAAGATACATATGTTACTCTAGACTTCTTGGAAAAAGCAGTTAAAGCTGGAGAAATGGATACTACTAGGGTTAAAGGTGATGCTAAGATTAATCCTTTCGAATTACCTACTGGTGTTAGAAAATAACACTGCAAAGATACAAAAAAATAACACTATCGTTTAGATAAACAAATTTAAGAGATTATGAAGAAGACTAATGAACTGCCAGACATAATTGTAGATCTGACAGATGATAATAAGACAGTAGAAGAAGCAATTGCAGAATGTGAAGCTGCACGCCAGGTAATTAAGCCTTGGTATAAAAGAATTACCAAACGTATCAAAGGTTGGTTTAAGAAATAAGGTTAAAACATATTCAATCAGCGACGTTACGTGGCGCGTCTAAAAAGAAGCCACGTCTTACTGCCCTATGGTGTAATGGCTAGCACAGGAGGCTCTAACCCTCTTAGTCTGGGTTCGAATCCTAGTGGGGCTACCAATAACTAACTGAAGTATGGCGCGCATACAACGTAACTACCTAAGTCACTTACTGAGTAATTAACAGTAAATACAGCTAATGAAGGTCCGAATCGTAAGTCGGCCAGTTCCTAGGGTCTGGTATAACCTAGAGAGCTATTTCTAGTGCTTTTTGCACTAATTTTAAATTTTTTCATAGAAATGTTTTAAGGTTTGAAGAGAAGGGGTCCGTTGTGAAACGTGCCCCTTTTATTATAGTTAAACATGGTCGATTTTAACAAAAGGATATTAAATAGTAATAAATTTAGAAAGCCAGCACTATAGTTTATAGCAACTGGCTCATATTGTCCGTACCCTAAAGGTACGGCTGAATATATGCGTTTCTGGCAGGAAGAGTAGCAGAAATGTATTAATGGTTATACTGCTGATGATGGAGATTTCATTAGTGGCTATAACTATTTTTATTTAAATTACTGTCCTATTTATCGTTAGGTTAATCGCATAGTAGATGGTAAGAATAAATCAGAACACATTGTTACATTCCCTGATTTCTGGGATTATGACTATTACTACTTCCAATGTGTAGAACAATGCAAAGAAGAGGGTAAACATTTGTGTGTATTGAAATCCAGACGTAAGGGTTATTCATACAAATGTGCTGCTATGCTATGTCGTAATTACTATTTAATACCTGATTCTAAGTCATATGTATATGCATCTAATAAATAGTATTTGACAGATGATGGTACTCTTACTAAAGCTTGGGGTTACATGGACTTTATTGACGAACATACTGCATGGAGTAAAAAGAGATCTGTTAGTACTCAGCTTAGACGTAGAGCAGGTATGTGGGTTACTGATGAATACGGTAATAAGATTGAAGTAGGTTATAAGTCTGAAATCATTGGAGTTACTTTGAAAGATAATCCAGACGTAGTACGTGGTAAGATTGCTAATCTTATTATGTTTGAAGAGGCCGGTTCTTTTAAAGAATTAAGTGCGGCATGGCAAATTGCTAGACCTTCTGTAGAGACAGACGGTATAGCATTTGGTACTATGATTGCATATGGTACAGGTGGTGATACGGATTCTAACTTTGCTACACTTAAAGAGATGTTTTATAAGCCAAAAGGATTTAATTGCCTCGAACTTAATAACATCTGGGATGAAGCAGTAGACAATACCAAATGTGGATTCTTTATACCTTAGTATGCCAACATGGATATACGTGACGATAAAGGTAATCGTCTGTATATGGATAATGATGGTAATACTCTGACCTATAAAGCAAGGGAGTATATACTGTCCGAAAGAAAGATAGTTATTGAGAATTCTACCAATTCTGTAGCAGTAGATAGATATATTGCGGAACGTCCTATTACTCCTGCTGAAGCATGTTTGGAATTCAATGGTAACATATTTCCTAAGAAAGAACTACAAGAACAATTAGCAAGAATACGCACTAATAAGAAGTTAACCAACCATAAACAAATAGGGGATTTAATATGGGAATCTGATGGATCCTTAAAGTGGATAGTAAAGAAACAAGGTGATATTACTAAATACCCACTAGGTAAAGACGATGATCCTACTGGTTCTATAGTAATATGGGAACATCCTGTAAAAGATTCCCCTATTGGTTTATATATACTTGGGGTAGACCCTTATGATCACGATTAGTCAGGTACTAATTCTTTAGGTTCTACATTTGTTTATAAGCGTTTTTAGGGCTTTGAAAACTATTATGATATAATTGTAGCTGAATACACTGGAAGACCTTCTACAGCAGAAGAATACTATGAAAACTTACGTAAATTAGCGGTTTATTACAATGGTAGAATTATGTATGAAAATGAGCGCAAAGGCCTGTTTCCATATTTTACTGCTAAGCATTGTGACTACTTGTTGGCTGATTAGCCAGACATTATATCTGATATTGTTGGCAATTCTAAAGTTTAGCGTAAGAAAGGTTGCCACATGAATAAGTAGATAAAACAATGGGGTGAAGGATTGATCAAAGACTGGCTTAATGAGGAAAAATCCCCAGGGCATAAAAACCTGCATGAGATACTGTCAGAACCGCTATTAGAAGAACTTATAGGTTACAATGATATAGGTAACTTTGACCGTGTCATGGCGTTGATGCAGGTAATGATTTATCGGGAACAACTATACAATGTAGTTGTTAAAGAGAAGAAAAAAAGTAATAGAGAACGACTATTATTCGACGGTCCTCTATTTACTTATGATAATTATAGCTATGACGATAGTTATAATCAAGTCGATGAAGATGTATATACATTTAATTAACAGAATATGATAAGTAAAAATATTGGTTCATTTCCAGTATAGAAACTACCTATGTCAAAGAAGACAAAGGACTGGAAAGAAGCATGCGTAAATTACATAATCGGTAAATCTGGATTTAGTAGTGGCAGTGGTAATAATGGCCGTACTAGATATGAAGAGATGTAGACATACTATGATTTATACAATAGTATCTATAATGAAAAGGATTTACTTTATGTTACTAACCCTTTTAAATAGAAAGACGGCTTCCCAGCTACTGCACAGGACTATAACATAATTAAGCCTAAAGTTGACTTATTACTCGGAGAAGAAACTAAAAGACCCTTTAATTTTAGAGTTGTACGTACTAGCGATAATGCTACTAGTGACATACAAGAGAGAGCTAAGTAGATGCTTACCGATTATATAATGGGTATGATCATGGCTAATATGGGTCCCGAAGAGGCTATGAGATTTCAGCAAGCTATATAGTCTGGAGAAATAATGCCTCCCGAATAGATTCAAAAGTATTTGAATAAAGACTATAAGGATATTGCTGAAACTACTGCATATCATAGCCTCAACTATTTAAAGAACAAACTTAATATAACCCATGAGTTCTATAAAGGGTGGAAGGATGCTTTAATTGCTGGAGAAGAGATATACTATGTAGGTATTATTAACGGCAATCCTTACTTAGAGAGAGTAAATCCTTTATACTTTAGTTATGATCAGACTGCAGATTTAGAATTTATACACGACTCAGATTGGTGCTGTCGTAAGATGATTATGTCAGCTACTGAGATATATGATAGATTCTATGACAAAATGTCTGAAAAGCAATTGAATGAGTTGCTTGAGATGATTGAAAACACTAGTAGAGGTGGTATTAATCCAGAAGTAAGAAAGACATCTTTAGACTATCCACATATTAAAACACATACTATTAATGGGTTTACTTCTAATCCATTTGAAGGTAGTGATAATATTAATGTATGGCATTGCTGTTGGAAGTCATTTAAAAAGATAGGATTCGTCACATATTAGGACCCTGAAACTGGCGAGATTGATGAATTACAAGTAGACGAATCCTATAAAGTTACAGGACTAGAAATAAATGTAGAATGGTCTTGGATTATAGAGGTATGGGAAGGATATAGAGTAGGAGAAGACTTATATATAGGTATACAGCCACTTGAGTATCAACACATATCTGCAGATAACTTAAACTCTTAGAAATTACCTTATACAGGAGTAGTATATAATAATACCAATAGTTCTCCTAGATCATTAGTAAGTATGATGAAACCTTTACAATACATGTATATTGTACTCTGGTATCGTCTCGAATTAGCTATGTCTAGAGATAAAGGTAAAGTACCAGTTATTGACGTTACTTAGATACCTAAATCTATGGGTATTGATGTAAATAAGTGGATGCATTACTTAGGAGCTTTAGGTGTTGTCTTTATTAATCCATATGAAGAAGGTTGGGATATACCTGGTCGTGAGGGAGGTAAGCCTTCGTAGTTCAATCAGTTCTAGGCGTTAGATTTAAGTATGGCTAATACTATTGATTAGTATATTAATCTAATGAATAAGATTGAAGACATGGTATCTGAAATCTCAGGAGTAAGTAAACAACGTGAGGGTTCTATTGCGTCTAATGAATTAGTAGGTAATGTAGAACGTTCTATGGTACAATCTGCTCATATTACTGAGCCTTGGTTCTGGGTACATAATTAGGTAAAGAAAGAAGCTCTTACTATGCTTCTAGATACATCAAAAGTAGCATGGAAAGATAATAAGCGTTGTCTTCATTATATATTAGATGATGCTACTAGAGCATTTATAACACTATCTGATGAATTCTTCTATGAAGATATGGATGTATTTGTAGATGATACAACCAAGAATCAACAACAGGTAGAGGCTCTTAAACAGCTTATGCAACCTGCTATGCAGAATGGTGCTAGCTTACTTGATATTGCTGAAATTATTACTATGGACAACGTTAGTATGATTAAGCAACGTCTTGAAGAAATTGAGCAAAAGAGAATGGAACAGCAACAAGCTATGGAACAAGCTCAAGCAGAACGTGAACAGCAAATAGCTCAAATTCAGAATGAAATTAAAGAAGAAGAGCTTATGCTTAAGGAAGCTGAAATGGATCTTAAGAAATATGAAATTGATTCTAATAATGCTACTAAGATAACTGTTGCTCAATTAAATGCTTATAGAGGTGCCGAGAATATGGATCAAGATATGAATGGAATACCTGATCCTATAGAAATAGGTAAACAAGCCATTGAACAACAAAAGGTAAATTCTGATATTGCTTCTAAACAATTTGAGTTCAATAATAAGAAACGTGAAATGGAAATGAAGCGTGATATTGAAAACAAGAAAATTCAACTTGAAAAAGATAAGATGAAGCAAGAAATGGAATTGCAGAAATAGAAAGATAAAGCTGCAATGGAGCGTGAGAAATTGAAAGCAAAAACAGCTATCAAAAACAAAGTAACAGGAGAGAAGTAATATGAAGATAATTAAGAATAAGTTTATACCTTTTAAGGGTTATAAATTGATAAATCTGTTTGGTGTTATATTCCAAAGAAATGATGCGGTAGTTACAATGACAGAGTACAACCATGAGAAAATCCATTTGAAATAGATGCAAGAAATGTTGTGGATTGGTTTCTACTTATGGTATGCTATAGAATATCTTTGTATAATGCTGTCCTGTAAATGGAATAAACAGAGTGATAGATATCACGATGTTAGCTTCGAAGAAGAAGCACACAATAATGATAAGAACCTAAACTATTGTAAAGAGCGTAAGCACTATGCGTGGTTTAAGTATTTAAAAATAGGTAGTTATAAAAGTAAAAAGGAGAAATAATTATGGCATGTGGTGGAAAGAAATCCGGCGGTAAAAAAGGAAAAGGCGGAAAAGGTAGTAAATAATTGAATTATGGATAAACAAGCATTTAAATAGAGAATGCAGAACCTAAAGTCTTACCGGGAGAATAATCCCGGTAAAGGCTATTGGGATTGGAAAGTACAAGCCTATCAGAACGGGGGAGACATACCATTGTGGTAGTAGTATCAATATAGTGGTCCTAGTTATCAAGATGTATTAGATGATTTAAAGCAAAATAGTCCAAGTACTTATAATCAGTTACAACAAAGTAAGGCTGCAGATTCTCAATCTTCTAGTGAAATTGTTCGATATGTAGATTCTAAGGGTAGATTACAATCAACCAGTAATCTACAAGGTTTAAGTCCTGTAATTACTTCTGACTATCTACCTGGAATTGGAGATGCAATGGAGGTAACACAAATAGTTCAAGATGTCAAGAACGAAGATTATGGTGCAGCTCTAGCTGGCTTAGGTTTACTAGCTTTACCTGGTAATTGGTTAAGTAAGATAAAGAGTAAGTACGGTAAGAAAGGCTTAGTAAATTCTATTTACAATAATGTAGCTCCTGGATCCTATTATGATAGTTATATACCTGGAGGTAGTAAGAAAGATGAACTTAAAGGGGCATTAAAAGATTATTTATTGGGTAAAGGAGACAAGATAGATCCTAAATGGGAAAACTGGATAAACAGTCCAACTACTCTAGGCAGCTTTATTGCTAAAGATAACAAGAAACAATAGCATATGCTAGATGTTATGACAGCAGCTAGAAAAGAAGCTTGGCAAAATTATCTAGGAATTCCTCATGATGATAGATATCTTATTAATACCGGTATCAAAGAAAACGGTATGCCTGTGTATAGAAGTAATGTAACAGATGTACCAAATGTCTAGTTGAGAGATATAGCGAAAACTACATAGCATAAACCTGAAAGTATTCCTTATGTACATGGAGATATGATAAATAGTACTGGTGGAAATATATCTGTAAAGTATAAAGATAATGGTGATTTACGTACTATTACTACCGAAGATATATGGGATCTTAATCCATTTAAGGATGCTAATAGAGCTAGAATATTACCAGAATGGCTGAAAAACAAGTATATGCATATTGAAGTACAGCCTGATGGATATTAGAAAAGAGTATGGAACGATAATGCTCCAAAATGGTTAATTGATCTAGAACCAGCTAATTTATTAGGTATACCTGGACCATTTTTAAATAGAACTACATTTAATGCCAGATTATTAAATAAAGATTAGGCAGTGAAAAAAGTTCCTATATCAAAGGAAGAATATGTAAACAAACGCTTTGGTACAGAACTCGAATTAATAGATCCTTCTGAAATGACTGACAAAGAGTTTTAGAAATGGAAGAAACTAACACAGAATCGCTATAGTGAAGAATATGATAGACTGAATGAACAATAGAGTGAGAGGTTATTTGAATTCGTTCCTAAAACAGAAGAAGAACTATTAGATAAATATGGCATATATGTTAAGAAGTATTCAGATGGTGGAGAGGTAAGTGAGTTTCAGCGTAAGACTAGAAGAGATATAATGCAAGAGTCTTTAGTAGATGGAAGACCTGATTACAACAAGATGTTCTAGAATCAGAATGAATATCAAAAAGACTTTGCAAACTATTGGTATACTGAGAGAGCTAAGAATCCAAAATATTCAGATTAGATAGGAGGAGATAAATTAGGCAGTGTATTATCTAATATAGATAAAGCTACATGGAAAACCCCTACTGAAGCTATGAGAGATAATATGGTAGGATAGGGTTATAATCCTACAGATGCTCAGATTAATCAATAGCTTAATATACTTAAGGAAAAAGGTACTAAGGGTTTTGCATAAACCTAGTATATTATTTAAAGATTTTAAGAATAGACCTCTAGTAAATAATACTACTAAGGATAAGAATAAGGAGCTTGTCTAATATGGATGAAAAAATGAACATAATGCCACAGTATCCAATACCTAGCTATAAGTATGGAGGGATACATATAAAGAAAAAGAATAGAGGTAAATTTACAAAGTCTGCCAAAGCCGCAGGTCAAAGTGTACAAGAACATGCACACAGTGTAATGAATAATCCAAAAGCCTCTACTCTATAGAGACGCAGAGCTAATTTTGCTATTCAGGCTAAGAAGTGGGCTAAGAAGAGAAAAAAGAAATAAATCTAATTATTAAATAATTATGGAAAATAAGAACACATTAAATGGTTTTGAGGCTATTCTTGAAAGCCTTAATCCTAATGTAGGTGCTAATAAAACTAAAGAAATTGACAATATTGATAATGAATTTGATGCAGTTGAAGAGCTGACAGATGAGGAATTGGAAGCACTACGAGGTAAAACAAGTAAGAAATCTACAAATAATAAAGAAGATGAAGAAGAGGAAGAAGATGATGTAGATGACAAAGGTGAAGAAGACGACGACATTGAAACTAATGAGCCTTCAAAAACTAAGAAGTCTAGTAAGAAGACAACTAAGACTGACAAGGATAATGACACTGTGGATGAGAAAGGAGAGGAAGATGATATAGATCCCGATGATGGAACTACTTCCGAAGAACTAATCGTTAACTTCTTTGATTCATTGTCTGAACAATTGGGTTGGTCTGATGTAGAAGATGAAGATAAGCCTAAGACTGCAGAAGACCTTATTGAATATTTTAAAGATGTAATTGAAGAAAACTCTGTACCTCAGTATGCAAGTGAGGAAGTAGAGAAACTTGATGAATTTGTACGCAATGGAGGTAACCTTAAAGATTATTTTAGTATTGACGCTGATATTGATCTTGACAATATCGAGGTGGAGGATAACGAAATAAATCAGAAATTAGTTATAAAGGAGTTTTTGAAAGAGAAAGGCCTCTCTGCTAAACTGATTGATAAGAAGATTACCAAGTATGAAGATGCTGGTATTCTTGAAGATGAAGCTGTGGATGCATTAGAAGCTCTTAAAGACATCAAAGCTGAAAGGAAGGAAAAGCTATTAGAGGAGCAACAAAAGTCTGCCAGAGAGGCTTAGAAGCAGCAACAGACATTCTTTAATAACGTTGTCTCTGAAATAAAAGGCATGGATAGCATTTATGGTATTGAAATTCCAGAAAAAGACAAACGAGCTTTGTTGGAATATATATTTAAACCTGATGCAGAAGGTGTTACCAAGTATCAGAAAGATTATGCTAAAAGCCTTAAGAATTTGATTACTTCCGCTTACTTTACTATGAAGGGTGATAGTTTGATTACTATTGCAAAGCAGAAAGGTAAGAAAGACGCTCTAGATAATTTCAAAAATAGTTTGAGAGGAAGTGGAGTTACTAAGAAGTCTAGGAAGCAAGTTATAAACAATGACAGTACCTCAACTATTTGGGATACTTTTGCACGACAACTACGTGTCGCATAATAAAATTAAAACAAATAAATTAAATTACTAGTATTTTTATGGATAACAGTATTCTTAACAATCTGCAACTATACAAAGGTAAGTGGTTTTCTGACCTGATTGATACTGCGAAGATTTCTGTAGCTTCTCAGTAGAATCCGTATCAGGTTTCTACCATTCTGTCTTATGTATTCGGTACTAAAGATAGTGGCTATAGCACTTCTTTGGATATGTTGACAGGTGGTCTTGGCAACGTTATGACTATCGATCAGCCTTCATTTGAATGGTCTGTAATGATCGATGCTGACCGTGCCGTAACAATTAGAGACGCTAAATGGAATGGCGCAGCTATTACTTCTACTTCTACTGCAGGTTTGGGTAACACACCTATTATGTTGTGGTTGGAAGATAACTGGTTTGGTCCTGGTGCTATTCTTGAGTTTGATAACAAGGAATTCCAAGTACGTGTATCTGGCGCACCTTATCAAGATGGAAATCTGTGGGTATATACTTGTTTTGTAGCCGATGGTCAACCTTCATCTTATATCCCTGCTGAATATCTTGAAGCTGGAAAGCAGGTTTCTCGTCTTGCTTCTGCATACGAGGAATACAGTGAAGAGGGTGATATCTTGAACTACAACACTCACTTCAAGATGCGTAACTACCTTACTACGATTCGTATTAACTACGATATCACTGGTTCTGCCTATTCTACTGTAATGGCTATTGCTCTGAAAGATCCTGCAACTGGTAAGACTTCTTACTTGTGGGCTGATTATCAGGAATGGAAAGCTTTGCGTGAATGGTATAAGAGATGTGAACGTATGTTGGTTTATATGAAAACTAATGTAAACAAAGACGGTTCTTGTAACTTGAAAGGTACTAACGGTCGTCCGGTATTTATCGGTGCTGGTTTGTTGGAACAGATTGCTCCATCTAACAGACGTTATTACACTCGTTTAACTGGTGAAATGTTGGAAGACTTCTTGTTCGATCTGTCTTACAACTGTCTTGGTACTAACGAACGTAAGTTTGTTGCCTTGACTGGTGAAATGGGTATGCGTGAGTTTGACCGTATCTTGAAAGAGAAGGTAGCTACTATGAACTTAACGGATACAGTATTTGTAACTGGTTCTGGTGATAACCTTACTTTTGGTGGTCAGTTCAAGACTTACAAAATGACCAACGGTATCGAGTTGACTCTGAAGTACTTCCCGTTGTACGATGATACTACTTATAACCGTGAATTGCATCCGGTAACCTTGAAACCGAAGGAATCATATCGTATGACTTTCTTGGATCTTGGTCGTCGTGATGGTGAAGCTAACATCGTTAAAGTAGTACGTAAAGATCGTGAATTCGTAACTTGGTATACTGGTGGTGCTGTAGCTCCGTCTGGTTATGCTAAGTCTAAAGATACTCTGAGATCTAATGGTAAGGACGGTTATACCGTATTCTTCCTTGGTGAAATGGGTATCATGTTGAGAGATCCCCGCGCATGTGGCGAATTAATTCTCGAGTGATGTAAAAAACTGACAGTCTGTGGTAACTTTTATTAATTCTATACGTTATATATGTATAAACAATAAAAGTTATAACTTATGGAAAATACATATAGAATTTATAAAATTACCAACAGACTAAACAATAAAATATATATAGGTCAAACTAAAAGAGAAATCTTTAAACGCTTTTCTGATCACATGAGTCACGCTATTAAATCAAAAAGGCCTAATGATTTAAATTGTGCTCTCTATATAGCAGTAAGAGAAGATAAACCAGAAAATTTCAGTGTAGAATTACTTGAAGAATTTACTGGAACAAGACATCAAGCTGATAAAAAAGAAATAGAATGGATTGCCAAACTCAATAGTACTAATCCAGAAATAGGTTATAATACAGATAAAGGCGGTCATGTAATTTCTGAAAAATGTAGAGAAGCTAGAAGACAACAGTTATTAGGATCAAAGTTAACTGGCTCTCAACTAGAGATAGTAAGAGAAAACGGGATGAAGATAGCAAAAGCAGTATATCAATATGACCCAAAGACGGGAGAATTAATAGGAGAATATCCCAGTATTATTGGAGCGTCTAGATCTACAGGATGTGACAGAAGAACCATTCAAAGACAATTAAGTGGAGAATCTAATACAGGCTCTGCTCACTCTTTAGGAAACTTAAAATATATTTGGAGATATAAAGAATAAGCTAATAAAGGCCAGTTTCGGCTGGCCTTTTCTTTTTCCTAACTTGATAGAATCTAATATTTGATATTATGGAAGTAATCGTTAGAATAGTTAAAGTAAATCCTTGGACCGGACTTACAAAATGGCCTACAACATTTGATTATGTAGGACCTTACTGGACTAGATCTGGTAATATCTACACTGGCTTGAGTACAGAAGATGCTCGTAGATTAGAGAAAGCCTTAAATAAAGAAGAAGGTGAGTTGTCTCCTAATAGCGATTTTTGGACTACCTTCGCAGTTAAACTTGGTAAAAGAGATCTAATACTGGATACAGATAAGCCGTTGGATGAATTGCAATATCTGTTCCTTAAAGGTCACAAACGAGTAGCAGATGGATTAGCTAATATGAATCCTTCTAAAGACTATGTACTGATTAATAAAGACTCTGAAGCAGAACAAGCTAATCGTATCAATAAGATTAAGCGTGAAGCATATAGAGAATTAGATAAAATGTCTATTGAAGATATGCGTAAGTGCTTACGTTTATATGGTATGAAATCAGATACTATGTCAAATGAACTCGTTGAAGCTAAGCTTACTGAACAAGTTGAAACAGCACCTGATAAGTTTATGTTGAAATGGGTAAATAACCCAAATAAAGAAATTAACTTTGTTATTGAAGAAGCTATTGCTAAAAATATTATTCGTAAGAATAGAACTCAATACTTCTTTGGTACAGATCTGATTGGTAATGGTATTGACGATGTTATTGTTTACTTACAAGATAAGAAAAATCAAGACATTAAGTTAGCCATTATGAATGAAATTAAATCCAAATAATGAAGATATCTGATTTACATAAGGCATTTAAAGTTCTCATGGATAAGAATTCAGAGGCAGTCGCTTTCGGTGGCTGCCCTGCATTCCTTCCTGAAGAAATAGATTTGTTTCTTAATTAGGCATATATAGAGGTAATATGTAATAAGTACACTGGCAATAATACTTTAAAAGTAGGATTTGAAGGTGCAGTTAAACGTATTGCTGATCTATAGAAACTAATTAAGACAGATACAGCATTATCATTAGTATATCCATACTCACATTCTAATGTGCTTACTTTATCTAATTTCTTTGATGACGGAGAATAGCTTAAAAGAATGTTCTATGTAGATTGTGTGCTTCACTTTAATGGTGAAGCAACAACATGTTCATTAACAGATCATGAAAAAGCTAAGGGTTTCTTACAAACATATAACAATATACCTTGGATTGAAACTCCTATAGCAGTATTAGAAGATAATACTTTAAAGATCTATATAGATCCTATACGCATGTCTTCTGAACAATATACAGCAGATATTACTTATATTAAATATCCTGAAACTATTAGTTATAAAGACTATAATAAGGATATTACCGAAGTACCTGATTATGTACTTAATGAAGTAGTAGACAGAGCCGTAGAGATTGCTCTAGAGACTATAGAGTCATAGAGAGCACAAACTAAAGTACAACTTGATAGCTTAAATGAATAATGAGCCCTAGAGAATTACAAATAGAAGTAGAGAGACGATTACAGTTAATCAATCCTGAATTATCTTTAGCTGGCAAATTACCATCCGATACTATTATGTCATTCATTAATGAAGCTATTGATAAATTCTGGAAGACTAGGTATTCTGGTTTAAATTTCAAACAAAGAGGATTTGAATAGGATCAGAAACGTACTGATGATTTACGTACTCTAGTTACTAAGCGCACTTACAAAGATATAGATATTACCAAAGTAAACCAAGAGGAATATACAGTTACCTTGCCTGATGATTATGTTATATTATTAGGAGATACAGCAGGTATAGCTCCAGCAGATGGAGTAATAAATAATTGCTGGGAGAAGGATGCTTTAGGTAACTATAGAATAAAGTACAGCGATACTATAGAGGGTACTATTGAAACTGTTGATAGAATCAAGGAAAATTCATTATCTGAGTATCGTCTAAAGTATACTAAAGCTAAACCAATCAGACTCATATAGGATAATACAATTACTTTATACACAGATGGTAATTATAAAGTAGCCGAATATACTATTGAGTATTTAAAGAAACCAAGTAAAGTAGACCTTAAAACTAATCCTACTGATGAGTATATAGACTTACCTGTTCATACTCATATGGAAATAGTTAAATTAGCAGTATAGTTAATATTAGCTACTTTACCAAATTATAATGTATATTCTAATGAAGTAAATTCAATGGAATAACATTAACAGAAAGCGCTTATTGACGTGGAAATTAAACTTTTAAACAAGTTAGGAAAGTAGAAAGTAAGCGAAAATAGACAGAAGCGCTTAATATGTCTAATCTAAAATAACAATTACATTATATGATAACTTCAGTTCACACCGTTCTTATCGGTAAGAAATGTCCTGCTAACTATACTACTGTAGATGCTTTGAATGCTGGTGAAGTAGCTTTGTTTGATCAGAATAAAGCTATCCTTAAAACAGCAGCAGAAGCCGCTAAGGCTAGCTCACTCTATGTAGGTGTTGCAGGTGAAAAGATCAATGTTACTATGCCTGATGGTAATGTTGCTTAGAAAGCTAATATTGAATTCTCTAATGAGATTCAGAAGAGTTCTAAACCATCTGCCGTAATCGGTCAGCATGTAGAACCTACTCAAGATAAAGTAGTTATTACTTTGACTGATGCTACTATTGTAGCTGGTCACAGATATGTACTTCGTGTATTGTATAAAGATATTGAAGCTAATAGCTTCCAATTTACTCATACTTATGAAGTATATGCTGAATCAAATGAAGCACAGAAATTAGCGGAAGCTTTTGTAAAGAAAATTAATGCTCACAAGAATCGTCGTATTCAGGCTAAGAATGCTGCTGCTGTTCTCACTTTGACTGCTATGGTTAAAGATGATAATGAAGGTGTTTATTCTCTGAATGAATACTCTGTAGTAGATATGGAAGTATCTCTGTATCATACTGTTCCTGGTGCATTGCTTGCTAATCAGCCGGAAGCAGTATCTGGTGCTACTATTGCTAAGACTCCAGGTAATCCTGGTAAAGGTTTCTGGAAGCAAGTTCGTGATGCAGAAGTACGCTACATGGGCTATAAAGGTCATGTGTTTACTGGTGCATATCCTGAAGTAGAACAGGCTCGCAAAGTAGTAGAAGGTACTTCTTATGACTATGCAGTAATTGAAAATGATAACCTGTATCTGAGTAATGACAACCAATATATTAAGACTACTCCGTTGACTACGGAAGTATACTGTCCTAGTATGGTTAATTCTATCGTTGATAAAGGTATTCAGTCATTTATCAAAGGTGAAACTGTAGCATAATAAAAACAGTGTTTCAGTGTGCTGACAAGGGCTATGGGGCTAAATAGCCCTGTAGCCTTTTTTTATTTAAAAGTATTAATATGAAGATAACTGGTATAACAATAGTAAAACACAACATAGTAGTAGAATTAGATACAAAGATACCTGATTCAGTAGATTCAAATTTGTATTTATATATAGACACACTGAATAACTATTCTAACAGGAGTTCAGTAAATCCTGATAAGCATTCATATAAATTATTAGTATTAGGTACGGACTATAGCTCTGATGTAAAGATTGACGAATAGAGATTATCTATAGTAATAGATTCTAATAAATTAGAAAATATGTGTATGAGTGCGTTTATTGCTACTATAGATAATTCAAGTCAATTCTTTTTCAATCAAGCTGATATATATTATAAAGAAGTAGAATTACTATGTAAGAACTGTAGTACTTGTTTAGATGATCAGCAAATAGATAGAATGATATTGTTTTTATTGAAACAAGATCTGTTAAGTTACGCTATCAATAATAACTTAATAGACGATGCAGTACAGTATTATACAGATATAGCTAGAATGCTAAATATATGTTTAGATACTAAAACTACATTCTACAATAACCACGATTGCTTTGCTTGTAATAAAACTTGTAGAAACGGAGTTTGTTCATTATGCTAATAGATGATATATATAGAATAGGTAAAGAGTATAACTTAAAAGTTAAGTACAACTCTAATCAAGGTATACCTTGCATACGTAAATGGGTTTGTGCTAATCATATTGCTCGTCTATTAGAAAGTGATTTAAAGTTTACAGATGAACAAATAGATTGTCTTAGAGCATTGATAAGCAAGTTAGTACATCCTTTGGATGAAATGTGGAAGGATACTTCTGAAACTGACGATAAAGCAATACTGCTAGAACAAAGTTTAGGAGTAGATTTAGGTATAAAAACATTCTATGACGAACTTTTAATTTGTGAAAAATGACTCCATTAGAAGAACAAGTACAGAAAAATACCACATCTATTAAGACTATATCAGATAGTCTAATATAGTATGCTAAAGATACAGACTTAGATAAGTCTAATGAGAATATATCAGCTAATACATCTGATATAGAAGAATTACGTAATAATATAGGCAGTCTACAAACTCAAATTAATCTATAGAATCGTATTGAGTAGATGAAGGATACTAATATAGTAGATGCTGCTAAACTAGACTTACTTCAATATGATGGTAAAAGATGGTCAAATATTGCCGCTAATAAGGTAGTAACTGGCTTACTTGGTAAATTAGTTGATTTACAAGATGTATCTATTAATAATTTACGTAATGACAACGCATTAGCATGGGATAGTGAATTATAGAAGTGGACTAATAAGAACCTGAATACAGAGATATATGATGATGTATTCTTAAGTAAGATTAAACCTGATTCTACTGCTTATGAAGTGTGGTTTAAAGAATCAGCAATATTTGGTCAAGAAGGTTTTGCATCAGGTCTTACAGGATTTGGTGGTAAGATTGATAGATATGGTCATGCTGAATTTGATAGTCTTACTTTGCGTAGATTCCTTGAAGTACCTGAATTGAGATATAATCGTGTAGAAATTCAATTAGGTGATAAATGGAATGCTCCTGGTGCAGGTGTAATAGAAAGTGTAGAACAAACAGATGAATATTCAGGTGTTATTACACTGAAACTAGAAGAAGGAGAATACGGAGCTGTATCAATGGGTGACCTATGTATGGGTATATACCATTCAGAAAAGACAGATGAAAATGCTGAAAATGATGAAGATGATGGTAGAGGTAATAGAAAGTTTGCAGGTTTCTATACTGTTTACTTTGAAGTTACTAACATACTAGATGCACAAAATAAGAAATTTGGTTACAAGCTTAGACCAGTAGATGATTATTGGAATATGACATTTCACCCATGTGCTCAAATGAACTTTGTTGCATATGGTAATAAGACTAATGTAGATCGCCAAACATCTTGTTACTCAACTCGTACTTATACACGTTACTTAGTAAACTAGAATACTTGGGATTAGAGAGCTAAAAACATTGCGATGCAATTTGGTAATCTTGATAATCTCAATATGTTTGGTTACGATATGAGAGGATATTCAGCATATCTTAATTCAGTATACTTTACTGGTACTATTACTCAAGTAAAGCCAAATGGGGAAGAGATAAGATATGCTAATGATAGAGGTCCTTGGGAACCAGATACTCATTATGACTACTATGATAGAGTAAGTGTATTAGGTTACTTATGGTTATGTGTTAATATAAATGGTACTGATACCAAACCCAGTGATAGTAATCCAGATTGGTTAATGCAAGTATCTAAAGGTGATACAGGAGAAGGGCTGATAGTACGTAGATCTGAATGGTGGCCTGGTAGACTATATTGCAATGAAAGCGAAGTATCTCCAACAGTACAACCACTGAGATACTTAGATATTGCTTTAATTAAAGATTTAGGAACTTCTACAGGCTATAAGGCATACAAATGTATATCTACTATAGATAGGGGATTAGGACAAGGTAAGCACTTATCTTCTAGTGATAATAAACCTGGTACTCCTGGTGGAGCTGAATATTGGGAAGAATTAGCTTAGAATGTAGCTAGTATATATACTGATCTAATAATAGCTAAAAATGCTAAATTAGACTTTATTACTGGTAATTCATTAAGAGTAGGTTATCAGACTGGTAATACATCTAATGACTTTCATGTAGTAGCAGGTATTACTGGTGAAGGCGGAAATGACAATAATTCTGTTCGTATATGGGCTGGTACTACTGAAGAAAATAGAGCTAACGCTCCATTCTTAGTTAGACAAGATGGTAGAATGGTGGCTAATAACGCGTCTATAAGAGGAGAGATAGAAGCCTTATCCGGTACCATTTAGTCACTTGAAATTACAGGTGTGCTATTTGGTGGTACAGAAGCAAACGGAATGAAACTGTTCTCTAGTTATATAAAGTTTAAGGAAGGAGAAAGAGAAGCATTAATAGGTACCCCTAATTCTTTAGGTTACTCGTACTTTGGTTCTTTTAAAAGTAATGCTAATGATTTTGACGTTGCATAGATAAATGATGGTCTGTACTTTGATATTACTGGCAGTTTAATTCGTAATATGGCAATATACGGCTCGGGAAGTTTATCATTATATGGAGATGTGGTAGGTTATAAACTTAGTTATGCTACAGATCCTTCTGAAAATTAGATACTGTATCAGCAATATTCAAGGACTATATTTATAGGTAGTAGTGTTAGACGTATGTGGTATGGATTACCACATCTTGATAGTGTAAAAACAAAGTTAGCCATACAAACTCTTGAATGGGCTGTTCCTGTAACATTTGTTTATAACCCACGTAGTAATCCAAAAGAATGCAATATATGGGGTAGAGGAAATAACGACAGTGATTCTGATAGACCTATATTATATGATAATAATGGTAATAGAATAGAATGGATTACTGTGAATGTAGGAGATGTTGTGGATTTTCTATTAGTATATTCACAAAACAAATATTATGCAATACTTAGAAGTAGATCTATTTAATTATGAAAATAAATTTTGCACAACTGGAAGTATACACTGACATCCAAAAAGCAAATAAGATTTGTATGGATGCTAGACAACAATTAGGTGAATTAATTTATGAAGTAGGTAGTGGTATTAAAGCTCATTCTTTAGCTTTAAAGATATATAATTCTGAAGGTGAGCTAGAATATACAGATGAAGAAGTACAAGTTATTATGCAATTTGTAAATCAATACTGTAAGCCTGCTATCATAGATGCTATGAATGCATTAAAAACAGAAGACAAGTAATATGATTACAAAAGGAATTAGAATAAGTTAGTTAGTCGAAAGGAAAGATCTCAATGGTAAAGAAATAATTCCTTTTCAAGATGGCATTCACAATGGTAAAATGTCTATTGATTCGTTAATAGACTATATAGAAGATGTATCAGATAGTGATATAGACCTACAATCGTTAGTAAAGATATAGGAGTTTGTAGATACAGTATCAGAAATGAATACTCTACTATATCAAGCTAAAGAGAATGATATTTATTATTGTAAAGAAAATAAGAAACTATACATTAGAAGATTCAATGAATGGGAGATAATCAACCCTCTTAATTCTAAAGTATATGTTCTGGTAGGTTTAGATGAATATAACCGTACTAATATTATACATCTTTGGGATGGTAATGATATGGTAGTAATGTCTGAAAGACTGTTTCTTGGAGAAACAACTGGTACTGCTTATGACGGTGGTAAAGGAAAGGCATTAGCTGATATAGTAAGTAGAATAGTTATTGATGGAGATGGTACTAAGTATCTATCTGATGATGGTACTTATAAGCTTATTGTAGCAGATACTACTGAAACAGTAAAGACTACAGATGAAATACTTGTTGCAGGTGGCCCATTAGCTGATTTACTTAATAAAGCAGGTATTAATAGTATCAGTCCCGATACCAGTATGCAGGACTTATTTATATCTCTATTTACTAAAGAATTGTGGCCTACTAATCTTGTATTCAAAGAAGGTACAGTTAGTGCAGCAATTGCAGCTCCTTCGTTCACATTGAGTAGTACAAACTTAGTAGAAGTAGGCGCTACTGTTACTATTGGAAAGACTACTCTATCTGCAGCTACTATGTCTACTACAGCAAGAACATATAGTGGGTTTACTTACGGTTATAGTTCTGCTAATGATAATACTAAAGATTCTTCTAATACTACTATAACAGTTAATGCTAGCAATGCTGCTTTAAATTCAGTTAATTATACTATGAAGCGTACTACTAATGGTAGTGTAGAGAATGCTACTGCTAATACTAATCCTGCTTAGGTTACTTTAGATAGCAAGACATTTAAAGCTATTGAAGGTACTAATACAGTAAAAGTAGATATAACTGGGCCTACAGCTAATGCTACATTTGCTTCTATGCCTGTATATTATGCATGTAGTAACTTAGGTAAGACTAGTGAAGAACATAAATCAGTAGCTAAAGATACTATTACTAAGACTAGCTCAACTCCTTCTAATTCCAAAACATTGAATGTTACAGGAGTATATCCTTACTATACTAATAAGGATAATATTACAACATTTGCCAAATTAGGACTGACTACTAATAAAACATTAGATGTTACATTTGTAGCTGAAACAGCAAGCAATAAACACGCATTTAAGATACCAGCTAAGTTCAATGTAACTAAGATTACGCTGTTGAATACACTTAGTGGTAAGTATGAAGACTATAGTGTTAGTAGATTCTCTGTTACTACTGAAACTATAAATGTACAAGGCACTGATGTACAATATAAAGTATATACTCGTAATGATGGAACTAACGGTTCATCTTCATTTAAAATAACATTTGCTTAATTATGAGAGATAGAGGAACGTTTAATTTTAGTGGTAATCTTGAAGTAAAGAAAGATGCCCCTCTCGAAGCTAGATCGTTAGTTAATTCATATGCAGATCTAGTAAAACCAGAGACCTGGACAGATGAATAGGGAGGTATATGGAAATATGACTGTATGTTAGTTTCCTGTAAAGATAGACCTGGTAAAGTATATCAATTATCACCTGGCGCTGACTATACTAAAGAAAGTAGTTGGATTCTTATAGGTGATACATCTGAACTTAATAACAAAGTACAAGAATTTATAGATAGTAAAGGAGCTCCAAATGGTTTAGCTTCTTTGAATGAAAGTGGTATTATTCCATCTTCTCAATTACCGTCTTATGTAGATGATGTAATAGAAGTTGATACTTTTAGTAATTTGCCTGGTACTGGTGAATCTGGTAAGATATATATAGTACAAGATACTAATTTAACTTATAGATGGTCAGGTACAGGCTATGTAGAAATATCTAAATCATTAGCATTAGGTGAAACTAGTTCTACTGCATATCCTGGAGATAAGGGCAAAGCTACTACAGATAAATTGAACAAAACATCTAATAAAGTAGTTGTTGGGCCTGTTACTGTAAATCCTTCTACTGATAAGGTAGTATTAAAGTATCAAACTCACTTTACATCTACTAATTCAGATAGTGAAGATAGTCATACAATTAATGCTGCTACTACATCTCAAGCAGGGGTGATGACATCAGCTGATAAGACTAAATTAAATGGTTTAAAAGATCAAGCTGGTATTACTTCTGATATTGATGCTGTATAGACTAATTTAGAAACACATATTAATAATAAGTCTAATCCTCATGAAGTTACTAAAGATCAAGTAGGATTAAGTGAAGTAGATAATACTTCTGATGCTAATAAGCCTATATCTACTGCTACACAGAATGCTTTGAATAGTAAGTTTAATGCTTCTGACGGTAATGCTTTAAAGTAGACAATAGAAAATATGCCTAATATTGTAGTTACTGAAGGAAGGTTATCGCATAAAAATAACGGGATATCACTTAGTTTAATACAACAAGATCTTAAAGACTAGGCTAATACGGATTCAATTCTGTTAAAATTTAATCCTGCAACTGATAGTACAGCTGGTATTATTCTTCCTTCAGATAAGACCAAAATAGATAAAATAATTACTAATGGTAATGGTACTAGATACTTATCTGACAATGGTACTTATAAAGAAGTGAGTGGAGGATCTAGTAGCTCTGATATAAATATAATAGAATTACAAGATATTAGTGATATTATTAATATTGTAAATCATGAAAAAGATGCAGCTTCTAGTGATATAAGTTCAGTTTTTGGTGGATCTGTTAATTTTAGAGCTATAGTTGACGATATAATAAAAACACATACTAGATATTTTTTTCATGTTAAAGATACTCCAGATACTAACTGTATACAGTTGTCAGGAGTAAACGCTTGGAAGAATTTAGATAGCACTCAATATGAACTACACTTTATTTATAACTATTATATTTCATATGGTAATCGGAGAGTTTGTAGAAGGGTGAGTGTAATTGATAGCAATAATACCAATAGTAATTTATTTATTGTAGAAAATGTAAATGACATGTATGTTCTATCTAAAGATAGAGATAGACGTAAAATGGTATCTTTAGTAGGAGAAGGCTTTGATGAAAGTCATTGGTATCCTGTATCATTTAGAGCAGACCCAAATGCCATTGTGCCTCCTTGTAACTTAATAATTTGGAATAGCCTTAATAATGATTCTGCGGGAATAAGCCCTAAACCATCTTGGGCTACAAATAGTGGAGGTTTTGTATTGCATGTTGATATGGCAATTATTGGAAGTGGTTATGGTCAATATGCTTATGCTAAAAATAAATTAAATAATTATGATGGAGAATGGGGAGGAGAAACAGCAGTTGGAGAGATGCGACAAACTGCATAGACTTCCACATTCTATATATATTTAAGAGGTGGAGCTAATTATTTTTATACTAGTGACTATGCAGAATTAAAAATGACTGCACATTCCTCTGAAGTATCAGATGGGTATAATACGTATTCTATAAAAGATACGCAAGGAGATATAAAAGATTTCTTTACATATGTTGAAAATGATCTATTCGCAGAAGTTAAGAATCTACAAATAGTACATGATAACGAATTTAATTTTGCAAACAATAGTATTGGAAATTACGTATGGATTAACTATAGATCTAGATATGATACTGTAACTTCAGCTAAAGCAGTATATATAGGCAATGGTCAAGCTGGTGCAGATGGAGCATATGGTGCTGTACATGCATCTGGATTCTTTAAAGAATCTGATATTAGATTAAAGTCTGATATAGCTCCTTTAAGGCATACGTTAGATCAAATATGTAACATACCTACTGTAGAGTTCAATATGCACAATAAACATCAAATAGGTACTATTGCATAGGATTTAGAGAATAACTTTGCAGAAGTAGTTAATACTGATAGTGATGGTATGAAGTCTGTAGATTACTGTATGTTAGGAGTAGTAGCTATTGAAGGTATTAAGTTACTTAAGTAGGAAGTAGAAGATTTAAAGAAACAAATAGAGGAGTTGAAGAATGGAAAATAAGGCTATTCAAATTGAACCTAAGGCTGCTACAGAAATGTAGAGTTGGACAAATATTTATGATAGAGTGCCATCTCAATATAGACAATATGTAAGTTATCCTACTACAACTATGAAAGAATGTCCTTCTAAATCAGAGATAAGAGATAAGTTTCCTGAATCTACTACTAGTTCTAATGAATTAGCTGATTACAGTTCTATTACCTTAAATTTCTCTGAAAGAGAAGAATTAACGGCAGATTCGTTAGCCGAAAATTGGGTACACAATAGTACTACATAGAGAGATATTCAATTGAGATACGGTACTACTATACTGCTTAATTAGTTCGCTATACACCAAAATATTCAAGATTATACTAGTAAATACGTTACTAAAATTACAGGATAGTCACAATACTTTGAAGTGTTGTAGTTAGATAGAGGAATACTACGTGTAAGACCTTTATATGGTAATTAGACAAACATGATGAGAACTTGCACAGTAGCTGTAACTGCTATGGGTAAAACTACATATATATATTTGTCACAAGACGCAAATCCTTTTTAACTTAATAATTAATATGGAACCTGCAAACGAATTAATTACAAAGTCAGAAGCTTATGCAGAAGGATTCAGTGTTGTACCTAACAATGAATGTATGACAAAAGCTGAGTTTGTTGCTAATCTGCCAACCCCCCCCCATTTCTCATATGACTTTCCATTGGGAAATAAAAGGAGCATTGTAATAATAAATGGTAGCGTTGCATCTAAAACTATACAGATAAATAATGATACAGTAGTACTTAATCCTAAAGATGTATGGACAAAATCTTATTATGACACTACTCCAATAGATGTAATTACACAAACAAATTTAGAATTCAGAATGATTCATTCAGAAGGTGATTCTAAAAACAATAATTCACAATGGATTTTTCCTGATGAAAATTTAAATGCACAAGCTGGAAACTATTTACTAACTGTCTCACAAACACATGAACTTTATCTAGTATCAGTATTTTATATTACACAGTAAACAATAGAAATAATGAAATATTTTACAATTGAGGAAATGACAAAGTCATCTACAGCAAAAGCTAACGGTATAGACAATACTCCTTCAGAGGAAGGGGTATTAAAGCTATAGAAGCTAATAGAGGCTGTTTTAGACCCTTTAAGGGAATGGTATGGTAAACCTATTAGAGTTAACTCAGGATTCCGCTGTGAGGCTTTAAATGAAGCTGTAGGAGGTTCTGATACATCTCAACATCGTTTAGGTGAAGCAGCTGATATTACTGTAGGTACTAAGAAAGGTAATAAGAAGTTATTTGAATATATCAAAGATAACCTTCCATTTGATTAGTTAATTAATGAATCAAACTTCTCTTGGGTACATGTATCATATAGAGAAGGGAGATTACGTAAACAAGTACTAGCACTATGAAAACAATCCTATATCAGCCTTTATTTATAAATCCTTAGGCATACTTTGTATTTCCTCAACTGTATCATATAGAGAAGGGAGATTCCTATATTGAACCTGCTAATATTACTGGGTAGCTCATTATAAATGATTTAACCAAAGTCTTAACTTCAACTCCTACATTAAATGTAGTATAGGATACTAATTAGGTTGATTTTGGTTTATTTAAAGGTAAACATATACGCATTAGCCAATATACCAATATAGGCGCTGTAGTATTAGGTGAATGGTATATACCTGGTACACCTACACCACCTGAACCTGAACAACCTGATTGGTTTAAAGAAAGTATAGTTGCTTGGTATTCTCCATACTGTAAACAGCGTATGACGAATTTCGATGTGATTGAAGCATACACGGAAGATTTTACAAAATGGGCATATAGAAATTCTAGAGGTACTGCTAAAATTACTAATAATACTATTGTTATAACAAATGTAGTTGAGACTAACAATATTGTAGAAGATGATAATGAACCTTATTCCGATTTGACTATTCGTGTTACTGGAGTTACTGAAAATAAATATCTTATCGTGAGACAAGGAAGAGGAAAGCCTGAAACCCATATTAAAAAAGATGGTGTTTACACCTTTAAAGATAATAATCTCTATTTTGGTTTTGGTGTTAGTGTTATCGGTGAATGTAATATCACCATCACCCAGTTACCCACTTCTATTCTAAAAGACTTTAGCGGTAATAAACATGATGCTTATCTTTATGGTTTTAAAGGTAAATTGAATAGTGGTGTTGGTATTTATGCTCAAGATTTTAAGAATTGGAGTTATGGTTCAACTATTAATAAAGATATAAGTACAAAATCTTATAACAAATTTCATATAGTTAAAAAGAAAGCCGATAATTGGTTTGGTTTTACTATTGGCATTCCAAAAAATAATTATTATAATCAATCTTATAAACTTAAATTTAATATCAATAAGAAAATAGATGATATTAAATTTAGTATAGTTAGTACCGATGGCAACTTGATGACTACAGCTGCTTATTCAGTATATATTAATGATGGTAGTATAATAGATGTTCCTATTATTAGTGAAGAAATTTTCAATAATAAAGAAGAAACTAATATTTATTATGATTTCGGAACAAATAAGGATATTGAAATTGATGTTGAATTGATAGCTGATTATCCTAATCAGCTTTGCTATGATGGTAAATCTTATGCAGTTGCTTATGGATTACCTATTCTAACCGATTATACTGTTATTGCTGATAGAACTTGGTTTGCTGAAAAAGTTGATAATGGTGTATTTATGTCTAAAGCGTTAGAGCAAAATGGTGCTTTTATTTTAGAATATAAACAAGGGGATAAATGGAATACATATTCATATTATTCAGCAACTAATATAAATATAGATAAAGATAATTCTATTGTTTATCAAACTAAAAATAAATATAATGAACAAACTATATATCCTGGTGATAAACAAGATACTGATACTTTATTTATAGGAACTATTAGGAAAGATGATTCAAGAAGTTTTATTGGTTGTCACGGCGATATTCTTATTTTTAATCGTACTCTTACTGAATATGAATTATCTTGGGTAAAGAACAATATGATGTGTTCTAAGCAGCAAGAACCTGATATAGACCTATAATGTATCTGGTGCAGTTAAATTAGACTTCTTAAATATGGAAGAAGTAGCTAACTTTGCAGGTACTATTAAATTTACAAATGTAGTATAATGAAAAATTCTACAAAGAATAATATATTTGGTGCAGTAGTATATTTTACTACTGCATTACTACTTAATAGTAGTACATCATTATTAATGTTATTCATTAAAGAAAATAGTGATAGATGTCATTACTATAATGGTAAATGGAATAAAAAAGACTTAGCAATTGGAATTTCATCTATTGTATTGGGGTCTATTGCTAAATATTTTATAACTTTAATTTAATAAAACTTATGATAAAACAAGAGAACCCTAACTTCGTAGCATCTTTTTATGCTCCCAATCCTATGGAAGTAACTTATTGGATTGACTTATCTACTGATGCTAATGGTAATGTAATTAAAAGTTATACAGGCAATGACTGGTTACCGGTTAATTACTTTACTAATACTGATTAGAGTGTAGAAATAAAGAAACTGAAATAGGAAATTGCAGATGAGGTAAATAGAGCTAAACAAGCTGAACAGAAGTTAACCAATGACCTAAACGGTAAAGCAAATAAGTCTACTACATTGGCAGGTTATGGTATTACTGATGCTTATACTAAATTAGAAACAGATGCTAAAGCTATCGAAATAGCACAAGCTGAATGTGCTAGATTAGTTGCTTCTGCTCCTGAAACTCTGAATACTTTAGATGAAATAGCAGCTGCATTAGGTGACGATCCTAACTTTGCTACTACTATAACTAATCAATTAGGTACTAAAGCAAATAAGTCTGATGTATATACTAAAAGTGAAGCAAATAATAAGATAAATACTGCTGTAGCTAATAAAGTAACTTCTACAGATGTTACGCAGATTAAAATAGTAGATAAAATACCTGAAGTAGGTAGTTAGACTCCTGGTATATTGTATATTAAACTTTCAGCTTAATTATGGGACAAGTTGGTTTAAATAATTTAACATTCCAAGAAGTTGCTGCTAATGGGAAATCCGTTCAAGAGATGTGGTTGAACGGTTCTTAGATATATGCTGCAGGTGACTTATGGTATGGAGTACGTTTTACAGGTAGTAGACCTGATGGAGTAAGAACTGGTAATATGCAGATGCATAAAGACCTACCAGTACAATCATTATTCAAAGGCTGTAGACTTACTTCTGATGGTACTATTAAATACTTTAATGCTACAGATTGGGATCATTACGAAGATGGTTCTGAAGTAACTAATGGCATTGAAGATGGTAATGATATGGTTGAATTACCTGATGCATACTATACTGTAGTAGTACACGGAGACTATGATTGGGAAATCAGAATGTCTTTATATCCTTTAGAAGGATATACTAAGTTTAGTAAGAAGTATTGCTCTGCATATGAAGCTTATAGGGACGGCAGTACTTTATACTCAATTAGAAATCAAGTACCTACTGTAAATACTAATAGAACTACTTTCTTGACACAAGCTCGTAATGATAGAAGTAACAGTTATGCTATCTATACTTATGAGATACATAAGTTTATTACTTGGTGTTATGTAGTAGAATATGCTACCCTTAATAGTTAGAAAGCAGTTAATACTGTATTAACTGAAGAAGGTTATCATCAGGGTGGGCTTGGTAATGGTATTACTAATGGAACTAAGAAAGAAAACGGCGCTGATAGATGGGCTTTTGTACCTACAGGTACTACTAATTCATTAGGTAATAGTTCTGGTCAAGTACAGTATTCATACGTTAATACAGATGCAGAAGGTACTGAAACACAAGCCAGTCAATACGCTAATAGATATAGAGGTATTGAGAATCCATTTGGTCATATATGGAAGAACTGTTGTGATATTGTTGTAACAGGAACAGACAATAAGATATACGTCACCAACAACAAAGAGAATTTTGGCATAGATAAATCGTTATATGAAGACAGTGGTTTAACTACTCTAACTACCAACGGAAAATGGGTTAAACGCATTACAAACAATGCAGCTGCTGACTTATTCTGTTAGGAAGGTGGAGCTAGTTCTACTACGTATTTCTGTGATCATTATTGGACGAATGCTATAGAAGCTGACAGAACTTTACTGTTGGGGGCTAGCGCGGGTGATGGTTCTCTTGCGGGTTTATTCTATCTGTATTCTAGCTTTGTCCTTGGTGCTGCGTATGCTTCTGTCGGTACTCGTCTGGTATATATCCCTTAATTATTAACAAATAGGTTGTCGTTCTGGATTGAACAAGTAAGTTAGATAGGGGCTAACACGAGTAATAGTTCTAATGCAGGTTTATTCAATCTGAATTCTAACAATGACCTTAGTAATGCGAATGCTAATGTCAGTACAATGAAGCACGATTATCAGAGAACTATCAGTGATTTTCAGATTATTTTTGAGGAACGAGACCTTGCCTCTTGGCAAAAGATAACTAACCTAAACGAGTGTGTTGGTAACTTCGGTGAAGACTCACTTAGGTGCTTCAGATGAAAAGATATAATAATTTATTTGAAAAGATTGTTTCAATAGACAATCTATATTTAGCTGATAAGAAAGCTAGAAAGAATAAGAGTAATAGAAATGATATTAAGGAGTTTGACAAGTATAAAGATAGTTTATTGGTTAGATTACAAAGTACACTGATAAATCAAACTTATACTACCTCTAAGTATGATACATTTATAATTAGAGAACCTAAAGAAAGACTTATATTTAAATTACCTTATTATCCTGATAGAATTGTTCATCATGCTATTATGAATATATTAGAACCAATTTGGCGTTCTGTATTTATTACTAATACTTATAGTTGTATTAAGAAGAGAGGAATTCATAAGGCATTATATGATGTACAAAGCGCATTGAAAGATAAATAGAATACAGTATATTGTCTCAAGTTAGATGTAAGAAAGTTTTATCCAAGTATAGACCATGAAATATTAAAGTAGATAGTTAGAAAGAAGATTAAAGATAATAAGCTACTTGCATTATTAGATGGTATTATAGACTCTGTAGAAGGAGTTCCTATTGGTAATTATCTTTCTTAGTTCTTTGCCAATCTTTATTTGTCATACTTTGATCATTGGCTTAAAGAGGATAAAGCTGTTAAGTATTACTTTAGATATGCAGATGATATGGTAATACTTCATAGTGATAAAGAATACTTAAGACAATTACTTGATGAAATAAGAGAACAATTAGGCACACTTAAATTAGAAATTAAAAGTAATTATCAGATATTCAAAGTAGAAGATAGAAGTATATCTTTTGTAGGATATAAAATCTATCACGATTATACTTTGATTAGAAAGAATATTAAACACAAAATGTGTAAGAAAGTTGCTGCTATGAATAAACTTAAGCACATGACTTATAGTGAATATAGGCAGCAAGTCTGTAGTCATATTGGTTGGATGAAACATTGTAATGATATCAATCTACTAAAGAAGATAATTAAGTATCATTAGTTGATTGAATATGCTAGAAGCTCGTAAGAACCGCTATTAGTCTTAACTAAGTTTAATCGAGTAATAGCAACTTATTTACAATGTAAACGTTTATTAATTATAATCTCGAACAATTTTCAGAGTCCCTGCCGATTTTAAACCCCTTATGAATCAGCTGGGACTTTTTTGATTTACACTTTATATCATTTACTATCTATGAATTATTATCAGTTAGGAGAGCATACAATGCCTATATTTAAAAACATGTTTAGTAGTACAGAGAAATTAGCATCTGCTGCATTAGGTGGATTAATATCTCTATACTCACCAGTATATGTTCCTATTACAGCTCTAGCTGGCATTATCATAGTTAATACTTTATATGAGTGCAAAGTAAATAAGAAATATAAAGACGATGAAATATTAGCACGTTCAAGGAGATTAACTTCAAAAATATTCTATAAGCTAAGAGATGCAATAGTTGCTATATGTGGTGCGTTTACTATTGAGAAGTTTATAGTAACTTCTATAGATTTACACGCTATTGAGTTTATAGCGGGTGCTATAGCTTTAGTAGAATTCTTCTCCTTACTTGAGAACTTAGGTAAACTACATCCTAGATGGAAAGTGTGGAATATACTTAAGAAGATAGCAAAGAAGAAAGGGGAATAGATATTAGATGTCGAATTAGATGGAGAACTTTCAGATGATACCAATAGTAATAAAGATAATTAATTGGTTCAGTAACAATATCAGAATAGTCGCAGTAGGTTTAGTTAGTTTACTTATTGCGACTGTTTTGTTTTAGAACCATTAGTTAAATAAAAAGAATGCAGAGATTAACAGAATAACTAACAATATTAGAGCTTATGAAGAGATAGCATCTAATAAAGAGGCACACAGTAGAGTATTACAACTTACTATAAATGAACTGAATAATAGTAAGGATAGCTTGATACAATAGATAAATCAAGTAAAGAAAGATAATAAAGTCAAAGATAAGAATCTAACCAATGTAAGTGTAATCAATACTGAGATTAAGGATTCTGTGAAAACAGTAATTAAAGAGAAGTTAATAGACTTCGATAAAGAGTTAAAACTTAATGACTTAACAACTATCATAGTTAGTAGAAAGGATTCAATCCTAACAGCCAAAATAGATATAAAAAACTAGTAGACAATATTCGTAACAGAAAATAAAGAATATAAGAATACTTATAAGAACTGGCTAGTTAGATTCTTTCACTTTGACTTTAAAAAAATATATATCAAAAATTACCAGATAGTAAATAGCAATCCGTTGATCAAAGTAACGGATACACGGGTAATAGAAATTCCCGACAAATAACATATTCAAAACAATATTAATCAATAATAATATGCATAGAATATTTCGTGTGAAGGCTTACGAGAAAGAACACGGACCTCACTTCAATGAGGAATATGCTCGTAAAGCTGTAATGAAGATGGAAAATGAGGACGGTACTCGTGGACCACATTGGTCTTTAGAAGAGACTACCACATTGGCCAGTCAATACGGAATTGCTCTAGGAAGCAAATTCAATCGTTATGATTGGTTTGTAGCATTAAATATGGTTTACTCTGATTACTATAGAGTTATTATGAACATTACTGGTTCTAATAATACTAAACACTACGTTGAATTTGCAAAAGCTTGGCTTAATGATAAAGATATTGACGAAGGTAAGATGTGGTATTATTATATTTACGTAATGTGCGATCATATCAGAGAAGCTGAAATGGAATGTTACGAAGAGAAAATGTCCAAGTATGAAGATGAAGAAGAAGACTTTGGACATTATCGTAGAGGTGGTAGACGAATGGGTATGTTCGGAAGACGTAGCATGTATGATAAGGATGATTATGAAAAGAGAGACTACGAAAGAGTAGAACATGAATATGATCCTTATGAGTACTCTCGTAGAGCCACTCGCAAGGTAGTAGATGTAACAATACAATGTAATGGAGAGTCTAGAAAGTTTACTATTCCTGAAAATAAATCAGTAATTACAGATACTAATCTAGGTCTTACTATCTCTACAGATAAACAAGAGATAGTGAATATACTTAGGAATTAGTACAACACTTATAAAGCTAGGAAAGAGTCAATAGCTAAGTGTGATGAAGAAATGAGTAAGTGCTAGGCTTTACTTGAGAAACTGGATATACCGAAGGAAACTACTAATACAGAAGATCCTAGGATAAAGGAACTACAAGATGAAGTAAACGAATTAAAGAATATAATTAAACAAGCAAGTTCTATGGTTCCACCACCTATGAAATAGATGTTACCACAGAATATGTAGAATGTAATGAAAGAGGTTGATCAATAAGGTCAACCTTTTTTTGTTTTAAGCTTGTACAGGAAACGCTATTAGTTGCGATAAGGGATTGTATAGCTGTACACATAAAATGCCTCTAATCGCTTTAAAATGCGTTCTAGGTATATTAACGTTAATAGAATTTTATATGTCACTTAATAATATAATAGATAATATATTATAGATTGCTCGTAATAATAATATTACAGAGTCAGAACATCTAAGCAGACATTAGATCGAACTCTGGATAAAGTATTATAGAGCAATGCTTATAAAGTAGGCAATAGATAAAGGTTATGATGTAGATGAAGCGTATGTCTCTACAATTGAACCTATTCATCTTGATGTAGTATAGACTTATCCTGGTAAACATGTATATGTAGGAGATAGAGAACTACCAGCATTAATTAGCTTTAGATACAGACCAGGAGTAGTAGCAGTAAGAGATATGTATGGTAACATTATATAGTTGGGTAATTATACTAAAGCTAAACTATAGAGATACAGAAAAGCTACTTGTAAAGATTATATTGCATGGGTTAAGGGTAGTAAAATATACGTAGAAGGAGATTCTAATTAGTTAGAGTACATAAGTATTGATTGTATATTAGAAGATCCGGTTAACGATATACCTTGTTATAATCCTGATGATGAATACCCTGTTCCTGCTGCTATGGTTCCAACTATAGTACAAATGATATTAGAGAAAGAATTAAGAGTATTAGTAACTCAACCTAGTGATGTAACTAATGACTCTAAAGATGATACACAAAATATATATAGTAAGAAATGAGAGAACGACTAACGTATGACAGAAAGTGTTATACCATTGCTGATTACTATATAAGTTATAAGGAATACATTGAGCCTAATACTTAGTATGATGTAGATTTAAAGACCTTTAAAGCTATAGTTACAGATTACTTTAAATTTATTAGAGATGAAATCATGCTTAATTGTAAAGAGTTCAAGCTACCTTGTAGACTTGGTAAGTTGTCTATAATTAAGCATATGCCTAAAGAATTTACAGGTAAAAGTTTAAGATGGGACTGGAAAGCTACTAGAGAAACAGGCAAACCCGTATACTTACTTAATGAGCACTCCAATTACTTTAAGTACAGATTCTACTGGCAAAAGAAAGATTGTCTATTGATTAATAAAGGAGCTTATTAGTTTGTAGCTTGTAGACAAAACAAGAGGGATCTCGCCCAACTCATTTTCAAAAAATTAAAAGATTATCCAGAATTATGATAGTAAACAGAATGATAAGTTCTAAATCCGTTATAGCTAAAGTAATAGCAGATTTAGATCTTAAAGAAGACCAAATAAGAATTACAGATATCAGAGAATGGATACTCGAAGCTATACTTAAGATAGGAGCCATTCAATAGTACGATCATAAAGTAGTTATTCTACCTATTATAAATCATCAAGCAGCTTTACCTTGTGATTTATACAAACTGGGTCAAGTAGCTTTTTCATTCTAGAATGATGGTGGTTGGTTACCTATGCGTAAGACTACTTCAAGCTTTGGGATATTTCATGATAGAGGATGCGGTAAACCTTGTATGTTGATACACGATACTGAGTTATTTCCATTAGTAAAGAATATGTTCAATCTTACAAGTGATACAGAGGCCCTGCAGAAATTAAATGAAGATACTAGTTTACGTCAAACCCTTAGTATCTTACTTAATCAATGGACAGTAGGTACAGTCAATGGTAAATACGTTAATGGATCTATAGGTCATAGAGATAGCACTATGTTTAGTAATGAATTATAGTATATGACTAAACCTGGTTATATAATGACTAATATACCTGAAGGATTTGTTAAAGTATCATACTATGCAATATTTACTGATGAAGAAGCAATGCCAATGATACCAGATATCGAATCATACAAAGAAGCTATATTCTGGTATGTGACTATGAAACTAATGTATCCTAAGAAATTAAAAGGTCAGATTAGTCAAGGAGACTACTACGATATTCGTAACTCTTATAACTTTTATCGTAAATAGGCATATGCTGAAGCTATGATGCCTGGTACAGATGAAATAGAAAGTATAAAGAATACTTGGAATAAATTATATACAGAGTTTGACGATCACGATACATTCTTCTCTACTACAGGAGATGAACAGAATATATACAATTAGAATAGATAATTATGATTAGTAATACAGCTCAAATAAATACATTTTATGGTGGTATGAATATGGACAGTGATGCAGCTATATTGCCGAATAATCAATATAGATATGGTCAAGATGTTCGTATAATTACTGATGATTCTAGTACTAGTGGTGTTCTTTAGAGTGTAGAAGGCGCTAAGAAATATAATTACGGCATTAAAGGTACAGAAGAAATAATAGGTACAGCTACTATAAATGATATTGCAGTAATTGTTACTAAGTTAGTTGACGGTTATAACAAAATATATCGTATAGAGAATTTTGATTCTCCTAATTTAATTAGTACTGTTGTATTATAGGGTAAATTAAAACTATGTGAAAAAGCTAATTCAAATCAATTGAGTATAGTATTAAATTATGAAACGCAATCAAATATTAAAGCTTACTTTACAGATGGCAATTCATCTATTAAAGTAATCAACATTATGAGTGATAAGTATATAAAGTACCCTAATGTCGATAATCCTTTAGTAGATGCAGATGGTAATATACTTAATCCTGATAATATTGATATAATACCTAATGCAATATTACCACCATTTGAAGTTACAGATATTGTGTCTGGTAACTTTCAAGCTGGTATGGTACAGTATTGTTATAGACTGTATAATAAACACTCTCAATAGACTTCATTATCTAGTTTGAGTAATTTAGTACATTTAGATGCTTCTGAAATTAATTCTCCATTAATAAATCACGAAGGGTCTTAGAAAGGCTCTTATACAGGTAAAGGATGTACAGTAAGAGCAAAACTTAGCACTAAAGATTTCAATAGATGTACTATAGTACGTATCTTCTATGAAGATAACAACTCTATTCCTACTTATTCTGTAATAGATGATATTGAAATAGATACGAATTTAGATTACATAAGTTATACTGATACTGGTAGTAGTGCATTAAGCACTATGACATAGGAAGAATTTAATGCGTTTACTAGCTATTCTTTTATATGTAACAGTATTACTTCTCTATAGAACAGACTATTTGCGTCTAATGTTACAGAAACGTCTTGGATACCAATGATATATGATAACGATGATCTAGTAGAATACGATGCAAGAGTATATAGAGCTAATGCTAACAATTATGTTAGGTTAGAAACTGCTAATCCTGATGACTATGAATATTTCTCAATTACAGATTACGATGCTATGAGGAAAATTCCAAGACATCATGATTGCATTAACCCTTATAATGCGGCTAGATCTAGCTTTGGGCAGCCTATAGAATATGTATATGGAGAAGGAAATAAACTTGGAGGTAATGGGCTAAATATATCATATAGTTTTATTAATACAGAATTAAATGAAACTTATTCTCCTCTTACTGGCGTAGAATTGGCAAATAATGTGGGACTTGATGTTAGTGGTTTTACTACAAATTCTATGCCTATTTATGAATTAAATGGAAGTAAAATATATGATAGACCTATAACTTCTGCTTATAGACAAAGAAATTATGCTGATCCTATTATAGCTTCGTTGTTTAAAAGTTATCAACGAGATGAAGTATATCGCTTTGGTATCGTATTTTACAATAGTAAATTTATAGCTTCTCCAGTGTTATGGATAGGAGATATTAGAATGCCTAATTTAGTCACAGCCCCTCTTCTTACACAATTTGGTAGTTACTGGTACTCAAAACCTATAGGCATTAAATTTACGGTAAAGAACTTTCCTATTGATGCGGTATCTTATGAAATAGTAAGATGTGATAGAACAGAAAAAGATAGGACCATTGTATCACAAGGAGTTATCACTCCAATACATAATTATAAAATTGTTGAAACAAGCGATACTGGAGAAATAGGCAGAGGAGAAAGTAATAAAGACACTAATGAGTATAGGCCAATGCCATTTTTACATACTAAACGTAGAGGGTTGGTAATAGAAAGATCTGGAGCAGGCAAGGTTGGAAAAAGAATTGATAGTGAAGATATAACTGATAATTATTGGAGGTTTATATCACCTGAAGTATGTTTTAATGGAGAAAAGACTGAAGCTCTATTTAAAGACAATATATATCTTAGATAGGAAGCAGTTCTTATATCTGATTTCAGTAAACAAGATACAGATTAGCAAGGTACAAATGTGCAAAACTGGGTAGCTATGAATAACTCAGCTTAGCGTTTACCAGAAGGAACATCTCATGTAACTAATAGAGCAAAAACTAAAGTATATAATTCTGGTAATAATCCGTCAGCTTCAGCATCACAAGTATTTGCAATTCACAATGATGACTGGTACTGTGCTTATATATAGAAATTCTACTTTCAAGTAAATTCTAAATTTATAGGAAAGGAACAAAGCATAGTAGATGCAAAACTTCCAGCTATAATACCATACAATGCTGTACTAAACGGTGGAGTAAAACCTTATAAAGCTAGTATAGGTAACATTACTTATTCTAATTGGACCGCTAGTAATTTTTATGAGGGTGGAGATAATATAGATGTAATTACTTATGGCCCAGCTGGTCCATGTCTTATATTATAGGTATCAGATGATGATATACTTTCAATCCAACCTATTTCATTTTATCGTGATGAACATGCTAATGATAATTGTCCATTAATTGTAGTTAATGCAAAAAAACCATTAATACCATATAACGGTAATACTTATTCAGCTAGAACTAGTTCTACATATATACCTATAGGGTCATATGGTGATAAGAATAATCCTGTAGTATATGCTTTTGGAGGAGATACTTATATTGGTATTCTAGATTATCCATCTCAAATGATATTTCAAAGAAATGAAGCTTCTGGTGGTGATTCTTGGTCTGAACGAAAACGTTATTTCGGAGCGTATATTCCATTAGAAAGCACTATCAATTTGAAATTATCTATGGGGCAAATGACTAATAGAACATATAATGGTGCTTCAAATAATGTAGATGCATATTTGCAAATAGAACCTGTTCAATTAGGTACATATCATTCGCAAAATAAACCTTATTATTTATATAATGACGCATACTCTGCATAGCCTGATGGAAAAATATTTAGTACTAGAGGATTATATGATGAAGCAAATGTAAAATCAGCTAATAGGGTATATGTTTCACAAGCTAAAACTACAAATGAGAATATAGATAATTGGTCTATATTTAAACCTGCTGATTTTATAAATGTAGATTATTAGTATGGAGAGATAACTAATATAAAAGGTATATTCAATAGACTATACTTCTGGTAGAATAATGCATTTGGTATACTATCTGTAAATGAAAGATCACTAATACAAGATAACAATGTAGGACAACTAGTATTAGGTACTGGTGGAGTATTGGATAGATACGATTATTTGAGTACTCTAAATGGTACTAATGTAGTTAATGATAGAAGTATTGTTAACTCTAGTAATAGCATATATTGGTACGATTCTAATAAGAATGAAATATGTAAATCTACAGGAAGTGGAATAAGTATAATATCAAAAGATTGTAACGTGCAGTCTTATATGAATAACATGTATAATCAAAAGACTAAAGGAGCTAATTCATTGTATGATAAGAAATATGATGAAGTATGGTTCAGACTGTATAATAAGTCTTTGATATATAATGAAAAATTAAACGCATTTACATCTTTATATACATTTGATCCAGATTTTACGTTACCTCTTACAGATAAAATTGTAACAACTAAGAATAATGAGTTCTATATCATTAATTCATTAGATATAGAAGGATTTGGTGATACTAGTAAAGACATTAGATTAAAGATAGTAGTAAACAAAGATCCTCAGTATACTAAAGTATTTGATAATATTCAGTTATAGGGAGACTTTATAGATCCAAATAATAAAATACTAACCAATGATATTCTTGATAGTATTAAATTAACTACTAAACACTAGGTAGCTAATAAAGACGGTTAGGATTTAGTATTTGACTATCGTGAAGATACTTATAGATTACCAGTTCCAAGACAGGATTCATTTGAAGAGGATGATAATATGTCATTCCCTGCTAGAATGAGAGGTAAATATATGATATGTGATTATAAATTTAAATCAGATAAGGATTATTCTTTTTAGATGCCTTAGATAACAACTACTTATAGATATTCTAGAATTTAATATGAAAAAGAATACAAAGAAAAGAAAGATATAGATTCCTGCTGCGTAGTTTGGTTTGCCGGTATCTTTAAGTAATATGTAGGAATTACAATCATCAATAGCTAGAGGGACTGCTCCAAATAACCCTAACAATCTTATGATTAAGAATAATCCTGCTAATACAAATATAGGAAATATATCAGAAATAGCTTAGGCAATACCTGGAGCCATAAATACATTGACAAGTCCTTTCTAGACTTCTACTGCTACTACTGGTGGAGAGGCTACTATGCAATCTCTTACTGGTATAGCGGAAGGTGCAGGATCTGGAGCACAACTTGGTATGACTATAGGTGGACCTGTAGGTGGTTTAGTAGGTGGTATTGCTGGTGCAGCAGTTGGTCTTATTGGTAAGAAAGGAAAAGCAGCAGAAATGACTTCGTTTACTGACTTTGATGAAGGTACTTTGGGTACTGGCTTAAGAGGAGCTTTTAGAAATAGGAAACTCAGAAAACGTAGAGCTGCTATAAGATTGAATGCATTTCAAAATAGAGAAGCTGTAGCTGGTACAGAAAGATTAGCTAATGAGTTTAATGAAGATAACACAGAGTTTGATACTGATGTATTTGAATACGGGGGCAGAGTTCCTTCATCATTGGCTTATGTAGATGATGGAGAACTAATACA